AAAATATTTCATTTTATTTTCTATTTATTCTTGACATCATCATATTTATTTGTTAGGATTATATTGATGACTGATCTCCATTTGTTTATTCCGGTCACTGAATCTAATTCTTGGATTTCATTGATGTACACGGCCTCCTAAGCAGAAAAGCCTTACTTCGCTCCTTGTAAGGCTTTTTTGTTATTTATACCACTTATTATCATTATCTCTTTTTCCTATACACCTACTATACGCTACCTATCATTATCCTTTTAAATAAGGCCATTTAAGAGCATTACGCTATCAGATTCATCTATTTCCCTTACACTACCTATGCACTACCCTATACACCGTGTATAGCGTTTTATGAGTGTTATTACGAGCATATCGCTATGTATTGACCCCAATTATCGTTAACCATCCCTTCGCATTAATACGCTTCGCTTTATTAATGCTTCGGCATAATTAACGATAATTACCCCATGCATGTTATGAGAGTTTAGATTGTTTAGAAGAAATAGGTGTCGGTTTCACCCAACACTTATTTTTTAAAAGTGTTGGGTTGAGCATACATACTATATAAGTAACAGTTACATTATGTAACGCTCTATATCTTGAGCAGAATTTATAGATACAACCCTGCCCTATTTACAACAGTTTTAATGTAACGGAATGTCGATGACTTACGGTTACATAGATATGTAATATGTTATTGTAACACTTAAGAGATATGCGGAATAATATTACGAAAAGCGTTATGGCCGTAGGGTGGACTAAGAAAGTGGTCCACTTATATATGTGTACTGTTAAGCCCTCATGCCCCTCCAAAAAATTCACCTATTACAAACTTCCCTGCTGATATCCCTTTATGCACAGTGTTTTTCAGAACATCGAAATATTCAAACATACTAATAATGCAGCATTTAAGCCATGTTTCAATGATATACGATGATAACACTTGATATCATTGGCCTCTCTCGTTATGATATAAATATTCTCAAATTGATACAAATATGGTCAAGCGGTCTTAACGTAAAATTACTACCATTATATATTGATTGTATATTATATATATACATTATATAATATACTAATATTCTGATAATACTATATTTAATCTATATTCTGAGATTAATCTATAAATTATAAATATTCTATTTAATTTAAAAAATAACTTGATATATGCTATCTTGTGTGGTATAATTAAATTAGTTAAGGGTTAATAAATAAGAAAGGTGGTAAAAAAAATGGTCACTAAAATATCTAAAATGATTGATAGGGATATGATGAGTAATAGCAATAATTCAAAAAACAATCCATTTAACAAATTCAATCATAATCAATCTAGTAATAACAATCAGTCTAACAACTCTAAAAATCATAATCAATCTAAAAAATCATTTAAAGATATTTTACAAGAAAAAATTAATCAATTAAAATAGTTTATAGGTATCTATAAAAACCTAAAATTTACATTGGAGTGTGGATATTATGAAATTAAACTATCAAGAGAAAAAATCAGTAGCGGTTAACGAATCGGTCGAAGTAAATTTAACGGCGGGTTTATTAAAGGAAATTATGTCAAAAGTAGATTTACGAATCAAGTCAATTAACGAGGACAAAAATTTAACAGTAGAGGAAAAAACAAAGCGAATTGAATCGGTAACGGTCGAATCGTTTACAAAACGATTGATACAAGACATACACAATGCTATTATATCGACCGTACTATTAAGCGATAAATCACTCGAAATTAACGGTAAATTGATTAATACCGATAAAAAGCGGATCAATGGCAAGTCAATAATATCGGATATAATAGCATTTACTCCTGAAATTAACGAATATTTATTAACGGGGCGTGTTACCATAGACGGTAAAAAATTAATGATTCGCAACACACAATACATAATCAGGATCGAAGAGAAAAGCACTATATGTCATGAATTTATTGATATTAAATCGTTTAATTCGCTTAATAAAGCCGATAAGTTATCAATCGGAAAATCAAAATTTTTTAAGTTTAAAGGTTATATAATCAATCAGTAGTTACTATACCCGCCGGCGAATCAATGAAAAACGATTCGACCGGCTTTTATTCAATCCATTCTATTTTTGATCTTTAAAAACATTTTAATAATACTTTTTATACTCCGATTCAAGGTTAATTTAATTGATTCGTTATTCAGCGAATCAGGCAAAATTAAATTAACTAAAAAATAGTATATATTCATATATTAAGCGAATCATTTAACTTTATAGGTATTATTATTAATAAGCCGATTCTATACCGTTATTAAACGATATAGCGGTAAAATTGATTGATTATAACTATATGGCAGTAAATCAATATTGACTTAATAAGATTTACAATTAAAAAGTATAATCAATAAAAGATTATAAGATTCGTTATAATACCATTAAAAAGCGAATCAATCAAAAATATAATCATAAAACAATTATTGAATCGGATTAAATGTAATAAATAAGCAATTCAAAAAGCAGCAAAAACCAGGTTTTTGTAGCAGATTGACTATGCTTAAAAAGTATAGTAAAAATTGCAAGTAAATCGAAATAACCACGATAAGAGTTATTGCTTGTAAGTGGACGATCTAAAGTAGATGAGCGAAATAAACCATATATCAAATATGCTAGACTGACCTGCGTTATTTGACTAATGATATATGGTTTATGTTGTGTTATCGAGCACAAACGATCCTCTGGACGGCTGAGTGAATCCGCCTGGACGATACGGATGCGGCATATCAGTGGAAGACTGATAGACGATGTATTTATCAATGCACTTCAATGAAGCCAGTAGATAACATAATTGATAGACGGTGATATTTATATCACTTGATATGTCTATCATAGTGAAGACCGCGATATATGCGGCATTGGTTGGATATGTCGACCATAATAATGGCAACACCTGACGGTGACCATAAGAATGGACATAGATGATAGCGGGCATACCAATCCGGTCAAGCTCAGACCGTAACATGTGAGCAATATTCCACATATAGACCGCATTGACAATGTGGCTATGTGTGCTGCATAAGACCCAATCGTTAGGATTATGCAGATAAGATAAAATAACGACGGAGACCCGACCGTCATTACAGAAATGTAGTGGCGGTCGTTTTATTTAGACCAATAAATATAATGGAGGTTTATTATGATTATAGTAAATGGGATTGCTGTATTTCTTACTCTTCATGATTCCATATCATTGGTAACACTTAACAACTATAATAATTTCATCGAAGACTGCCCTGACGATCCTGCGATATATGGCGTCCTAGTCTGTGGCGTTGTTGAAACAATTAGATCAAACAACACTCTTGTATCTGAGTTACAGATCGCATGGTAAAACCAATTCATCAGATCGTAAGACTAATCGACCAGCCTTATAGACCTATTAAGCAAATAGACAAGGTCAAGACGGCCACTCAACCGTCTAATTTTGAGGAACATCTTCAGAGAGCCATCGCTAAATTAAAGTAGCGGTGGCTTTTAATTTAAAGGAGGAATAGTTATGTTAAATCTTAGATCAAGTAAAGTCATTGAGGTAACAGACATTAATACAGGCGAAATTTTTCAAATGTCAAATTCAGTAGATGCTCGCACAATAATCCTTCGCGCATTTGAACAAGGTCATGAAATATATATCACAAGAAAGGAGGCATAATTATGACAAAATTAGAGGCCATTAAGATATTTAAGAAATATGGGATTCTTAACGACATCTTAATGGAGCCACACCACTCCTCCGACTTGGCAGATAGCGCAAAGACAATTATAAAAAAAGCAAACGCGAAGGAGGCGTAATCATGAATAAATATATGGCATACGTTTTGAGACATAATCCCGTCTATAAGTACAGACAGGCGATGGCACAGGCAATGTACAACAGAGACTAGGAGGCATTTATATGTTCACATACTGCCCATTTTGCGGCGAACATAACTGTATCAAAACAAGTAACGAAGACTATCGCATTCTCTATGAGTGCAGACATTGCGATGCCGCCTGGTATCGCGTTATTAAGGAGAAGTAATATGGAAGCAATATGGCTAAACAAATCCGAATTATATGACAAACTTAAAGAATTAACCGGCTATTCAGGAACTAAAATCAGAGTATCAGTCTCTGATGTCCCGCGCACATTACGCTCCTATTGGGATAACGGCTCAAGAACAGGCTTCTCATGCTACGACATGGAAGGCGAGTTAATCGCTATCGATGTCCAGACAGCACCTGAGCCTTTTGGTAAATCAGTGCCTCCATATATTCCTTCGCCTGATAAGTTTCTTGTCGAGCATGTCACATATAACGGCAAAGATTTAGGTCTGCACATTTATCTACACCCACAGCATTTTTTGGTCAAGATGTTACCTATCGAAAAACCTGAAATCAGTAAAAACGAGTTATTCGTTCTCGTAACGATATGTTCTCTTAAGTCGTTTGCAAGGGCAGACGAGTATCGTGAGGCAGGATTTAAGACTGCCGAAATCGATAAAATTAAAGAGATTCTATTTCAGCGTGGCTTTATAAATAAGGCCGGCGCTATTACACCGTCAGGCCGTAATGTTGTCGCAACTGCGTTTGATTCGCATTGCGACAGACAGTCATGGAAGTGGAATTTTAAGAAAGAAAGCGTTATAGATATCACAAAGGAGGCATAATGTTAGCGTTAATTGTTGGACTTATGTTCATAGTGTTAGGTTTACTTTACGTTTCATTAGAGGCAACATTCAGATAGGAGAAGAATATGATTAAAATTATAAACCCCAACCAATCACATCCAGAGATAAAACATCTTGAGTCTGGCGCTACATTCCAGTTGCCACATGGCTCTGGTATCGACACCAACTGGACATGGGTAGATGAAGAAGGAGGTTGCTTGTCGTTTCATAACGAATGGCATGCGCTCGATAATAATGGCTGCTATTGCGGCTGGATTCCTTTTGAAGTTATCGTCAGATATGACCCAGACAAACAGCGTTTCGACTATAGCGTCACCGTTGATGATGGCCAAATCCAATCAATCGTTGAAGGCTATGAAGAAACTGTTGACGACAATGGAGATATCGAAACAAATGCGCCTTATCTCGATGATTTAGCAGATGTTATCCATTCTGCTATCGAGGGTTGGAACTGGTATCTTCCGACATTTAAAAGGCATAGGCAAATAGCGAAAAATATTAAACAGATAGAATCTTTATTAGTTGAAACAGCAGTTAATATGTCCCTTGTCAATAAAGAAATGACCATCCAAAAACTTATAGACACCGTTGAAGTATCTGTAAGTAAATCTACGAATGTTGTCGTTAAAGATGTCATTTGCAATGCATTGTGGCCTATGCTTACAACAATAGCACAGAATAATAAGGAGGAGTAATTATGTTATCAAGAGCAAACCCTTCTCATCAGGCGAGAATGATGTTATACGCAAAATTCATAGACACAGCATGTAAAGCGGCAAATGTAACCAACATGATGGACTTACCACAGTCAATCCGTGACAAATGCTGGGTAGACGCAGTATTTGAAACCAGCAAATTTGCCACGAATATGCATGCCGGCATACAAATTAGAAACAAATAAAAAATAAATAAAGGAGATTAATATGTTAGAAATAAAAAATTGGAATGAAATTAAAAGACTAAGCATCGAGGTTATATCATTTGAATATGACGAAATCATATATACCCGCCATACGAATCCAGATGGTTCTATTGGTGGTTATGTTGCGGCAACAGCTACGGTTGAAGAAACTGTTTTCGTATATGACAATGCCCGTGTATGTGGCAATGCCCGTGTATGTGGCAATGCCCGTGTATATGACAATGCCCGTGTATGTGGCAATGCCCGTGTATGTGGCAATGCCCGTGTATATGACAATGCCCGTGTATATGGCAATGCTTATGTATATGACAATGCTTATGTATATGGCAATGCTTATGTATCTGGCAATGCTTATGTATATGGCAATGCTTATGTATATGGCAATGCTTGTGTATATGGCAATGCCCGTGTATGTGGCAATGCCCGTGTATGTGGCAATGCCCGTGTATATGACAATGCCCGTGTATATGGCAATGCCCGTGTATATGGCAATGCCCGTGTATGTGACAATGCCCGTGTATATGGCAATGCCCACGTATATGACAATGCTTATGTATATGGCAATGCCCGCGTATATGACAATGCCCGTGTATATGGCAATGCTTATGTATATGATGGCAAAATTAAAACCATGATAAAAACAATACAAATTTTCAGATATTGCGTTTCGATTACAGAAGAATTTGTATTTATCGGTTGCCAAAGATTCAAGATAGAGGATATAAAATTGATTACGTATAAGGAGACAAAAGCAATACAGCACGGCATCACGCAAGCACAATTTAGCATATTAAAGAAAATGGTCTTGTTAGCAATTAAGTATTAAACAGGAGGAACACATGACTAAAAAAGAAGCACATCAATTATTATTAGACTCTGACCATATACAATATCGCAAAGGTCGTTACTGTAAATCTGGCATATATACATTATATCATGGCGAATATGAACGCCCAGACTATCAGATTCGCAAAGTTAGAGGCAAAGATGATTGCGAAATATATTGCCGAGTTTATTTCTATTCTGGCACCTTCAACAATGATGTTAATCATGTCCTTAGCAATGATGATATCGCCGCCCTGCGGATATCTGCCATGTATATAAAGGAGAATTACAAATGAACAATAACAACCCGATATGCTCTTATTGTGGTCAAGATTACCATGGAGACACCCGTATCTTTTGTGAAGTATGTCAGATGCAAGTATGTATTATGGCATTGAATGGAGGATTACGAAATGAAAAGTGTATTATTAGATATGCGCTTAGACAAATCATCAGATGATTTCATCGAAATATTGCGTATTACTCAAAACGATCTGGCAAACAAAAGCACGCAGAAACTTGCCCAAATTTATTTAGATTTGATAGATGTATACGATAACGAGCCGGCGCCGTTTAGCAATAACCAGATGCGTGTTATTAATGCTATTAAAGACCTTGGCTCTGATATATGGTCAACACTTGCACTACGCAAATATAACATGGCCAATTTAGTCGATTACGTTGGCGATATCCAAATATTACATGACCATATTATGCAGCATATATCAGATGGCCAAGATGTTAGCGCAATCCTTCGTCGAACGGGACTAACAACGGTTCCAGATGACATTGGCTCATTGTTTATTTCAGAATCAGATGACGGCGATATTATTCACCTATTCTCTATATTTGAAACTGTAGCGTATATGAGTGAATCGCTAACTGCGCTCGTTATCAATGGAGAATGCACAGATAACTATGACTTTTATTTCCAAGAACAGTCTGAAAACAGACAGAAAGTAATCGAAGATACATTTGAAAGGAGCAATGAATATTATGAGCAGTAGAAAAAACAGCGAATCGTATGACCCTGGTTGTCAATCAATCACGATGAGACAGGCCATCAATCGTATCAAGAAACTATTTCCTAACGATAAGGTTGAAATGGAAGTCAATTATCACGACATATCTGGCTTCGTAACACTACAAGACGGCAGAATACTATACATTAGCGCATCTGACGAAAGATATTTCAACGATGTATATTCAAATATGCTCGTTAGGACAGCAAAACATACTAAAGACTGGACTGGCGGGCATAATAACTGGTTCAACTTGTTTAAACATAATAGAGAACAGATAATCTCTATGTGCTATTGGAGGGAGGCCAATGTTTGACCGCAAAGATGCCGTATATAAATGCGATTTCTGCCAAAAAGAATTAATCTACATTCACTATATTTATTCCGAATACAATATGAGATTCCCAAACGAGTTATGTCGTACTTGTTTATCTCGCAGAATACATTTAACAACGATAAAAAATAAGAAAAGATTTTGGAGGTCATATGATAACTAATGAAAACTTTGAATTAAAACTTAGAATACTCGCCCAACATCTCGAAACAGAGACAGACAGCATATCTACGAATATGGCAGATGACTATCTCGTCTGCACTGATAAAGAAGCAGATGAAGCAGTTAAAGAAGCGGTACTTGATTCATTGTGGGCATTTAGACCATCGTTCATAGTATCACATATGGCATACAAACCCGAAAATTATCGTGAAAGAGATAGCACTGAAAAAGTACTCGAACATATGCAATTTCATCTTTGCGAGAGCGCCAACTGTATCGTTAAAAGCATGATAAAAGACATCGACCATTTTGTTGACGATGCGGTATCATCTGATGGTCGGGGCCATTTCTTAGCGCAATACGATGGAGACGAACATGAAGTGACCGTTGATGGCACTATGTATTTGGTTTATAGGCAAAATTAAAGGGGGTAATATGTCATTAGAAATCAGGCACATAGAAGAATGTCCTATCATCCATGGTTTTGAACTAACTCCAGATGAAAAGAAAGATTTCGATTATTGGAAGCCAGATGAACTCGACGAACAGATGTTCGTTAAATATCGTGGCAATATCTACGATATATCACAATTTATGCGGCTACCCTATGGCATGACAGCAGAGCGCATAAAAGATGGCGCCTTTCATCCTTTCGGCAGGGAATGGGATTATGGCGGATATCATTCTGATTCATTCTATAGTGGCGTTCTGTGTTTAATGATAGATGATGAAACCGTTAAAATGGCAACATACATGAGTTAAAGGAGCACCACAATGATTGTATACCTCATAATAAATAAGTCAACAGGCATAATAATAGAGGCACACTTAAATGAGGATAGGTGCAAAGAAAGAACACGAGAATTTAACAAACAAGATAAATTATACTTTTACTTCTATATACACGTAATAGAATAAGGAGGAGTACATATGAGCATAAGAGGCATAATCGAGCGTAAAGGCAATGGCGATGTGGTAGTTTATAGACATGATCGCATTATCTATCCTAACGGCAATGAAGTTAAAATTAATAACGATCTCTTATTAGCTATCGAAGAGTTTCGAGCAGATGGCACGACATTTGTTGTAATGTATAAATAAGGAGTAATATGAATTTAAAAACAGAATTAGCAATTAAAGGAATCCTTGCATGTCGGTGCAAGGATTTAGATTATTCTGGCAAAAGATTTGAGGCAATTGTCCAATTACGCAGATTACATAAAAAACATCAACGTATATGCACAGATCAATGCAATGGCAAATTCAAATCACAAGAATCATATAACAAAGCAATAAGAAAAGTAGAAGATAAAATGCAACAGATCATAATGGCAGACGTTAGTTTGTCCAGATTATCAATCGAACATCAATATGACCCAAGGGGCATAACAACACATCTATTTTATAATAATAAATATGAACGCGATGGCCACACAGAAGATTGCAAATACAATATAACAGATGCTTTATTTATATAGGAGGCAATATGAAAATAAAAATTAGCACACATCCTTATGAGGTAGACCATTTACAACGCCATACCCCTTGCCGTCATTGCAAATACGAATCACGGGGGTTATATTTCTTTAGCTATGTAATGAATCATGGCGATACAATCTGCCCTAAATGCAGAAAGCCAATTACATCTTTCTCAGGGAATGGGCTGCAATGTTATATCGACTTACAGAAACAATTCTTTGCTGACCTTAAAAAAGCAAAGAAGTCAACAATGTACTTCTATAAGAAGGTGGCTAAATGAAAATAGTAGAATTAATTCTTGATAGTTGCGCCCAATGCCCCTTTATCAGAGGGAATAACCCATATTTTTGCCAATTAGTAGAAAGCTGTATAGGCGTCTTGCAGCCAGTGTTACAAGGCCATCAAGCATTTAGAAAGGATTGTCCTTTAAGAAGCATTCGTATGAACGAGCTTACCGATTTAATGGTTTCACTGTCAGTAATAAAGAGAGGCAAGAAGTAATGGCATTAATGAATCAAAAGAAATATTTTATCCATTGCATTAGAACAAGCAACATAGTTGCACAGTGTAATGAATGGAACATTAAACAAGAAAAGAACAAGTTGCCCATTGGCAAGTATATTGTAATGGGCCAAAACGTAGATTATACATTTGAAATAAAAGGAGAATGTTATGGAATCGAATGAAAAGAAAACAATAAAAACGCCTAAATGCCCCTATTGTGAATCAAAAGCCTATACATACGAAATGAACTATATTGAAAATGAATCCTGTATAGTATTGGCGACATGTTCTAACTGTGACAAGGGATTTGATTTAACATTTGAATGCACAGCAATAACAAAAATGGAGGAATAATATGAATTTTGCAGAATTAGTTGCAGATGGCAGATGCCCAAACAAAAATTGTGATTTAGGTGGAGATATTGAAGAAAAAGCAACACATTATGATGGGAATGGCCATGTAATCATCAGTTGGGAATGCAATTGTGGAACATGTTGGGATATCGAGTATAAGCCCATTCAAGTTAAAGTAACAGATAAACCTAAAAATTATATACAAATCGAGGAGGAGTAATTATGGGAACAAGAGGGCTTTATGGATTTTATAAGAATGGCGAAACCAAAACAGTTTATAATCAATATGATACTTATCCTGACGGACTAGGTGCTGTAATGCTAAAGTTTATCAAACATTTACAATCATTCGATGGGCTAAGAAAACTCTTTGACAGGCTAAAAATAGTTAAGGAAGGGAAGAAACCTGGCAAGAAGCAATTAGAACATGCACTGTCAATAATGAAACCTGATTTAAACGTATCAAGTCGGAGCATGAATGATTGGTATTGTATACTACGAGAAGCACAGAATAATCCAATGGTTTATTCTAACGGACTTAAACTAATTCTTGATTCAACGGATTTTATTAAAGATAGTTTATTCTGCGAATGGGCATATATAATTAATTTAGATAACGATACGCTTGAAGTATATGCTGGCGTCAACAAAGAGCATCAAGAAGATAATCGATATATGACTGACACGCCAGATGAAAGCGGCTATTATGCTTGCAAGTTAATATCAACATATAATTTAGATATATTGTTATATATTGACGAAGAAACATTTATAAAAGAAGTCAACACCGCAGCCGGCAATGAGGAGGAAGAATAATTATGGAGTGCGATATCTGTAGAAATCATGAATGGGTAAGACATTGTAGAACATGTGGTGGCGACTTTTATGATATGTGCATGGAAGGCAACATGGAGCATGATGTTTATAGGTGCATGAATGGATGTATGCCCCCAACAATGGAATTATATATGGAAACTATACCAGATGAGGAGGAATAATTGAATATCTACGGCTTATATCAATATCAAGAACCTATCATACTTAATGGCAAGTTACATTATAAACTAACAATCAAGGGCAAAGATAAAATGTACAAGATTAATGCTAGACCGTCTGGCACTCTTGATAAATTAAACAGAAACGATTATATCATGGCCGTCATCGATGATAGCATAGTTAAATCAATAATGGTATTAAAATAGGAGGAGCTATGAACACTTTATATCAAGAAATCAACAACATATTTAAACAAGGAAGAACACCCAATATGATGAGATTCGATGGCAAGCAGACCGTAATTCTCAGAGAAGATGACTGTTTCACTGTCAAAATGTGGACAACAAATATCATTCAAGCGCATAAAGATGGCACAGTAATTCTCGATAGCGGCGGATGGTGGAGCGCTCCGACCACAAGAGATCGGTTTAATCGTTTTATAAATAAAATAGGCTTTAATTTATTTAAACGAAAAAATCAACCAATACTGTTCGACAATATCATCGGCGCCGAATATCCTTTCTCTGATGGTCTTATATTAAAAAGAGTTGGTGGGGGGTTATGTCCCTAAAGGACCTGTTTCTACGGCAGATGTTAAGAAAAAAGATAAATTAATTAAATCAATTAAAACATATATCAAAGGCTTTTATGAAGCATTTATAGCTAGAAAAATTTCTGCTCCAAGCGGAGGAGATTGCTGGTGCTGTATGGGCATTCCCGATTCACAGCACTCTCATCTTTTAGCACATATTAAAGAAAAATATTATGTTCCTTCTCTTTTAAGTAACGCTGCTATTGAACATCGAAGTTCACTCTCTATTTATGCTGAACATATTATGGCAACATGGGTAAACGGAAAGTTAGAAGCAGAAAACAATGAGTCAATAATTAAAAATCAGATATTTAAATGCCTAGATAAATATTTAATGGATAGACTTGTTTATAATAAAAAATAGGAGGAATTATGAAAATAGAAAGATATTATACATGCTTTGGAAGAAAGGTTATCGACGCTGGAGGACTTGGGCTTATTGAGAGCTTAGATAGATTATTAGTTAATATATGGACCTATGCAAATAAAAAGAAATGCGATGGCGTATTGTCACTTAAGTTCAGCAGTTTGCGATACTATCTAACTGTTGGAGAGATGGAGGCGCCTATGGACATTAAAGAGCGAATGGTTAATAATTTAATGGATTTAGACCAAGAAGAATATCAGTCGCTCTTTATCGAATTAATCCGTGCAAGTAAAGCAATATATTCAAGAATGAATGTTAGAGAAACATTCGAAATTAACCTTGAACCAACAAGGCAAATGAACGAAGAAGAATTGCATCGCTTGAACGACTATTATTGCATAACACCAGATTGTCTTAGCACCGATGTAGTATGCCTTAATACAAATGTAGACAATGGCGAAGAGGTAAACGAATATATATGCAATGAATGTGGCGCCAAATGGTCTTTATGGAAGCAGACAATATCTGGCATAATATTAAAGGAGGGCAAATAATGTTTTTCTTTGACTATCGCATCTATCATCGAACTTCACATAAAACAAAAACAATAACTAAATTCTCAGAACGATTGCTTGGGCATTACGAGAACATAGCAGAGGCAACGCAGCAATTTAATGAGATCGTTAAAGATTTCATGAGAAATAAAAGGCATAAGGTAGGCGATGAGCTTGTGTTGAAAAATAACTCTAAAACGATAGGCTCATTGAAGGTTGATGTAACGATTTATAATCCTGGCGTTAATATAAATACAAACAATATAGTAATTAAGAATAAAAGAAAAGGAGATTTAATATGAAATATAAAACAATTTATTGTGACCCGCCTTGGCCTGAGTTTGGGGGCGGTAAAATTAAGCGAGGCGCAGATAGACATTATCCACTTATGTCAATAAAACAAATCATCAACATGAAAGATTTTATCAGCGAAATATCAGAAGATAATTGTCACTTATATATGTGGACAACAAATAATTATCTACCATCAGCATTACAAGTAATAAAAGAATGGGGATTTGAATATAAAACAATTATAACATGGCTTAAAGATAGGTTTGGGCTAGGACAATACTATAGAGGCATTACAGAACATTGCTTGTTTGCCGTTAAAGGAAATATTCCGTATAAAACAGCAGATGGCAAGCGACAACAAGGCATTACAGGACTTACAGCGCCTAGGCAAGAGCATAGTACCAAGCCAGAGATAATGAGAGGCATGATAGAAAAAGTAAGTTATCCGCCATATATTGAACTATTTGCAAGACGAAAAGATAGTCAATTATGGCATTATTGGGGAAATGAAATAAATAATGATTTAAAGGAGATTTAACATGATAAATTTAACTCAATACTCTAATGAAATAATTTTAGTATGTAATTTAATAATATTCTTTTTAGGGACAAGAATGCTTTTTATGTTACATAAATTAAAATAATAAAGGAGATTTAATATGATAGATTATTTAGACATCGAATCAGCGCCTTGGGGAGTAGACTGTGTTCAAGTCAATCCAAGCATTGATTACATGCCGGAAATGAAAGCAGAAACCATTAAATTTAAAGAAATGCTTGAGAAACGATTTGCTAAACTAATTGATAAAACAGACATATACTTTGTGATAGTAAAGAATCCTCATGATTTTGGAACTTATCTGTCAATTAGAGTTTATTTTCATGATGAGAATAAGAAACAAAGCGATGCAGCATATTTTGTTGAAAGTAATTGTCCTGAAACATGGGAGGATGATACAGTATTTGATTGGCCGGTTAAAAAGATATTGGAGAAGGAGAAATAAGCATGGAGAATCAACAAGCATACGACCTTTTACATCAGCACATACAAGATATATTAAATACAATTATAGATGTCAGAAAAGCGTATTCTGGAGGAGGGATGAATGTTAAAAAAGAAAATTATATAACCTTTCGCAATGACAGCGGAGACATAATAGATAAAATAGATGAAATAAAAGAAAAAGCTCAAGAATCGTTACATCTTATGTTTCTGATTGACAACAGGGAGGAAAGTAAATAATGAAAGTAAAAATATCAATCGGTAATACTAAAATGGGCAAGATACCAAGCGTATCATTGCCACCTATCAAATCATGTGGCAATTGCAAAGATTGTGCGTCTAAATGCTATGCGAATCGAGCATAATGAAATCGAAAACGATATCAAAGGAGAAATAAAATGAAAAAGAAAGAATTTATTTCAGGATTCGCCATAGAGAAAATGGTCGCCAAACATTTAGATATTGAGGAAGAATGGATAGTAAGTATAGACATTAGTTTAAACGGGATTCGAGTTACGTATGATTCTCCAAGCGACGATAACGACTAAAATAAAACACTTGACATATTTATAAAAGTATGATATAATATCTCTTAGCCTGTCAATTCAATTTAAAGTGAGGTATTTAATTTTGAAGAAAGTAGTTATTATTGCAGTAGCACTTTTTATTAGCACGTTTTGTAGCACATTTTCTTATGCATCAAATGAGATTAAGTTAAGGGCAACGGGATATTATATCGATATAAATTCTCAATCAGATATATCGGCACAAGAATTAGACGCCTTTTTGTCAAAAAGCGGATTGGCTGGTCTTGGCAAATGCTTCAAAGAAGTCGAATCTTTATATAATATTAACGCTGAGGCATTATCCGCGATTGCAATAGAGGAAAGTGGCTGGGGAAAGAAATGCGCCAATACGAATAATCTTGTTGGATTTGAGGCAAGGCATAAATCTAAAAATAGATATGCTGCTTTTAAAAGCAAAGAAGAGTGTTTACATATTGTCGCAAAACATTTAGCGAATAATTACGTCAAGCCTGGGCAAAAATATTTTTATAAATCTGCTATGCTAAAAGATATTAACCATTTTTATTGCGAACTTCCAACATGGAAAAATAATGTGGGCAATATAGTCAAAAAAATTCAAAAATATAAAAATAATATACGAAAACATATTGATTTGTAATTAAACATATGCTATTATAGAAAGGAGGTGATAAAAATGATACTAAAGCCAAAAGATGTAGCTAAAATTTTAAATGTTACTGTCAACACGCTACAGAGATGGGATAAAGAAAAAAAACTCATTGCTTTTAGAAATCCAAAAACCAATCGAAGATATTATACCAATGAATTAATAAGCGATTTTCTCCCACCGCTTCATGTCTTTATCGATGAGGATGTGAAATAATATGAGATATTTATACAAAATAACTAATTTAATTAATGGCAAGTCTTACATTGGACAAACAAAAAATTTTAAAAAAAGGATATGCCAACACAAAACATGTAAATCAAAAACAGCAATACACTTAGCAATAATTCAGTATGGTTCTCAGAACTTTTCATACGATATCATAGGAACTTACGGACTAGATCAAATTGATGAAATTGAAAGAGAGTTTATTACTAAATTTAATACAATATGGCCCAACGGTTATAATTTAACACCAGGAGGTATATTCTTTAAAAATCAACACGAAGAAACAAAAAGAAAAATTAGTATAAAAAATAAAGGTAAAAAAGACCCTCCCTTTACAGAGGAACATAGAAGAAAAATATCAGAATCGCAAAAAGGGAAAAAACTATCCCCCGAGCACATTCAGATGATTAGAGAAAGAAGCATAGGAAGAAAATTATCAGACGAGACAAAAAAGAAAATATCCAGTGCGCATATGGGGAAAAAGTTAAGCCAAGAGACCATTGACAAAATGATAGGCCGGCCCTGCTCTCCAGAAACAAGAGCAAAAATGAGCCAGTCTCAAAAAGGAAGAACACACTCAGAAAAAACGAAAGAGAAGCTTAGAAAAATTAATTTAGGAAAAACGCCTTCGCTAGAAACAAGAACAAAAATATCTAAGTCTCTCACTGGGCGCCCATCCCCTAAAAAAGGCACAAAAATGACAGACGAGCAAAAGAGAAAGTTATCAATTGCACATATGGGAATTAGACAAACGCAACAATCGATAAATAAAAGATTAGAAACAATGCGAAAGAAAGGGCTTATAAAATAAGCAACAGACATATGAATTACCAAAGTATGTCCATGCAGAGAAGATAGCATACATACATAACATTAGACAATATCCTAATTATGGATTCGGAGAAAATATGGCAAGGAGATAATATGCAAGGCAATAGAATCATAGATTTAAAAAACGAAATAGATTATCTTAGAGGTTTAATTGAACAAAGAGATAATATGATATACGAGTTAAACGAAATGATTTCTGATTTAAAATCAGAATTGAGAGATATAAGAAATGATTAAGGAGATAAAACATGAGAATGTTTAAAGATTGGGATGAAGGCCCAGATGAAGATGGCGTCATGTGGCGAAATAAATATATCGAAAAACCGCTTAGATCAATAGATGTAATGCCAAAAGATACATTATTCATATATAAGGATAACTTACATAAAATCTTAAATCAGTCCTTAGTACAAGAAGGATACGACATAGAGATAGACCATATTGAAATATCAGACGAAGGACATTTATGTATCTTTAGAAAATATAAGGAGAGAATATGAGAATTTTGGTGGCATGCGAAGAAAGCCAGGCGGTGACCTTAGAATTAAGAGCGCTTGGGCATGAAGCATATTCATGCGACCTATTGCCATGCTCAGGCAGTCATCCAGAATGGCATCTGCAACAAGATGTTATTCCGCTATTAGAACAAGAATGGGACATGATAATAGCGTTCCCGCCTTGCATTGACCTATGCTCAAGCGGGGCGGCACATTTTGCACAGAAACGCGCTGATGGCCGACAACAAAAATCAATTGATTTCTTCATGGCTTTTGTTAATGCTAAATGCAAACATATCGCGATAGAGAATCCAATCGGCATCATGTCTTCAATGTATCGAAAACCAGACCAGATAATACAACCATGGATGTTTGGCCACATGGAATGTAAATCTACATGTTTATGGCTAAAAGGATTGCCCAAATTAAAAGAAACAGATAATGTTAAAGACGAAATGATGAAACTTCCTAAAAACAAGAGAGAAAGAATCCACTATCTTCCTCCAAGTAAAAATAGGTCAGTTCTTAGGTCAAAGACATTCGCTGGCATAGCAAAAGCAATGGCAATCCAGTGGAGCGAGTATATAAAATCTCTTGACATTAACTCTAAAATATGCTAAAATAAATTTATGATGTTTTAAAATTTTAAGAGAAAGGAAAAGAAAAACGCCCTAAAGATTTACGGTCTTTAGAGCGCCATAGGTTGCTACACAATGACTATCTTAACACAAATCCCATTGCATGTCAATAGGGAATCAATAAAAAACTTCATAAATAAAATAAATTTATCCGAATCCCGGATTCAGTTTCAGCATGGAATTGGCTCAAACATCACTGGCGCTTGGGCTGAACCGCTATCTGATTCTCTTTTCCTTCGCATGGATAAAGCTCAATCGAATGGCGAGGGCGTTTATCTTATTCCTAACAAAACAACATCACGCAAACAAAACGATGTCTTAGATTATTCTAATCTATTCTTCGATATCGATCTTAAAGATAATCCAACATACAAATCAGGCGCCGATATATCCAATGTGCTTATTAAATATGCATCTTCTAATTCATGTCCGATCAGATTAAACTGTATAGCTAATTCGGTTGGCGGCCCGCATGGATATATTCAAGTTACAGACCTATCTAAAACTTCATACAAGGACGTTTGGAGTGCCGTTGCCAATATAATCCGATTCGACACCGGCTTAATTTTAGATAGGGCTGTATCAACGCCTAATCACCCAATACGTTTGCCTGGATCTTTCCATAACAAGGACATTAACAATCCAGTTGAAGTTACATTGGTTAACTTTAATAACCAACCGATGGTTAAAGATGAAATATTTGAATCTTTAACTTCCAGATTTATCCAATCTGAAAATAGCAGCAAAAATGCACCTTTAAAAAAAACCAACAATAATAATGAAAGTAATACCCCTTTCTCCCCATCTCCTGTATCTATATCTACATATATATCTTATATACAAGATAATATAATAGAAGACATAGAATATAATAAGATAAGAGATAAGTATATGTTTAAGAGTAATCAAGATTTATTTTTATATATTAATAGTCTTGATATGAATGATATGTTTGACTTGGGCGCGTCTAAGTCGGTTAAGTGCATCTTCCATGAAGATAGAAAAGAAAGCGCAGTTGTTTATCGCGGAGCTGATGATAATAGTTGGCTTTATTATTGTCATAGCAGTAATTGCGCTGTGCATGGTAGAGCCTTAAATAATATACAGATGATTTGCAAGTTATGTAATGTGGGCGTATCTGATTTCGTTAAACAGCTATGCTCTGCGGTTAAAATATTTACAGGTAATGAAGAATACTATCGTGAGATTAATAAACTTATAGGCAACCAGAATACATGGTTTGATTTAAACGGTGCTGATTATCCTGCTATTAATAAATTACTGAGAAAGAATAGAAGTTCGATACATGATTTGATTAAATATCAACTCGATAAATCACAGCCAGTTGAGTTATATTATAAGGGCAAAGCGCTTACATTCTTGTCGAATAGATATTTCGGTTCGATTATAGGCAAAGATAAAGGCACAGCGAATAGATTGTTTAATCTGCTTGGCCAACTTGGATTAATTCAGAAGGTATTTATTGAGAATGTACCTACATCTTTCGCTGAAACATCAAAAGAATTAGCGCAGCAGTTTATAGGACATAACGAGATCAGTTACTATGTTATGCCAGAATATAACGAACAAACACTTAAACAAGCAGAGGCAATAGCGCGTAAACTAATAAATTGCACAGTAACAGTATCGACGTTATCGTGCAAATCTATTGTTAATAACCTTGGAATCGAAGCTGCAAAGAGAACATATGTAATTGATGATGATGTCAAATGTATGTTCTATAATCAAGATACAGGCGAAGAGTTCTTCTTTATAACACAAGGTAAGGCAATGTTTCCTGTGGTATTTGATAATTTTAAGGTAAAGGAGTTGAATGAAGAGTTTGATAAAGAAAGATATTTAAGAGCGGGGCCTGAATAAAATAACAAGGAGAAGCAATATGAAACATAAATTAATATTAACCAACGCGATATTAGAACAGGCAAATGCTTGTTTTGATGGCATAATATGGGTCAGAGCATTAATGAAAAAATATCGTAAATCATGGTTGTCATTTTATGCAACGTATAAGAAAGCACCAGATCATTATAAAGCATGGGCGTTACACAAAATTTCACCAAAATATACAGAATGGATATTATCACATGAAACACCAAACAGAATAGCGGAGTTATTAACAACTAAACTTGTTCCATCATCGGATAATTCTGGGAAAGCATTAAATAATATTATGTGTCCCCACAACTCTGAAGAACAAATCACAAAGATTATAAAGGATTATATTGTCAAACAAGGATGGTAATCACCTATATTCCTAATTATGGATACAATTTAAAAGTAGATAAGGAGTAATCATGGGAATAATTAAAGATATCAAAAAAATAATAACAGAATATAGAGAAAACGAATCATTCGATAAGATTGATCTATGCAATTGGCTACAAGATTATATTGATAAGTATGCAAAACAGCGAGTCAAATATGCCACTGATTATCAAAAAGACAATGTCGAATCAACTCGCGAGTATTCAGCCAAATGGAAGAAAGATAACCCAGAAGAATATAAAACACAACAGAGAGAATATAAAAGAAAGGTTAATGGATATTATGAAAAACATAGCAAGGAAATACTTAGCAAAGCAGATGATAGTCTTAAAGATAATAGAGACGCTGAAATTATTGAAGTTGGAATAAAAGATGAAAAGGAGTCAAATGATGAATAAGAATGATATGCCTTTATTTCCATTAATTAGCGCATTGGCGGGATATAGATTAATAGTTATTGACCCCAAGCAAATGCCTGGATTAAAGGAGGCTGATATAATGATTTCAAGAGGATTATATAATAAGATGAGAGATTTATGCCCTGCCGCATTTCCAGATAAAGAGGAGAAAAATAAAGATGAAGTTAAAAAATAAATCATGGCAGGTTGATACGCATATTGTTCTAATGCCTGTATGCAATGGAACGATACGCAAGATACTAAACGATAGGGTTAATAATAGGTTCACAGATATATATGTTCTGGATGTTGGGCCAGATTTCCATGACCCACAAGCAACATATGGCATAATTGAAAAGTATATGCGCTCTAATCAGAATATATTATGGGTTGACCATCATTTCGAGAATTGGAGCGAAGAAGCTAGATATAAATATAATGCTTCAAAGAATTTGATATTAGCTAACACAAGAAGTTGTGCAGAGATAGTTAAGAACATGAAGTTTGAAAAGTTATCTCGCAATCTTGTATGCTTCGGTACAGACGCAGATGGAATTATATCAGCAGCGTTATTATGTGCCGGCGACTTTCTTAACGATAGGCAGAAAGATAGATTAACTGATATAGCTATCAAATGCGATACTGCGTCATTCTATAGCGACCAGTTAGCAACTAACTTTCATAAGGCAGTATATATAACAAGACTTAATGGCACATCAATACAGTTACTTGAACTTATGGTTAATTTAGCTAAGGCTAATTTTGCTAAAGGCAAGATTTACAAAGAACTCATGGCAACAGTAGATAAGTATGATGAAGTAATAGCGCCGGCCAATAGAAAGATAACAAGCGGTCAGGATGTATTACTTATCAGCGACGTTAACAATACCAACGTTATTGTTTTTAACTCTGATAATGTATGTAATGCTGATCTAACATATATATTTAGTAGATGTTATAACTATGGATATAAAATTGCTATCGTCGAGAACTCAACATTTATAAGAGTAGCAAGTAATACTTATGATTTGAAAGCTTTATTTAAATTAGATCATGGAATGAAATATAAAATACAGCTACCGAAAAAAGAATGGAAACTAAAAGATGTTTATGAAATATGTAAAAGGAGAGTAAACTATTATGAATTATAAAGTAAAATGTCCAGATTGTGAATGTGGACTTAGCCTTCAAGAGATTGTTGATGATAATAAATCTGATATATTAGACATGCTTGATAGCGAGATTGAAGACGAAGCCACAGAAATGTTTAAAGAGTGGAGAAAAGAGGAAAAGATTGAACAGTTAGAATTTATAAAAGATAGCATTAAAGATTTGATAGACAAAGAGAAATATTTTACTAATGGCGATAAGATTGATTACAAAGAGGCACTTGTAAAAATAATGAAGGATAGTGAAGAATATGAAAAATGAAAACCTTGAGATAATAAAAGACAAGATAAATGAATTAATAAAAGGATACCCAGGGCCGAGTAAACCATTAATTATAAAACACTTTCAGCCTGCATTTGATGCGTCCGAGCGCATGGCTGCGGAGATTGAAAATTTAAAAACTATTATTAAATCATGTGAAATTGGTGAGAAAGGAATGCGCGAAGAAATAGCAGACTATCGGGGTAAAATTGCCCGCCTCAAGGCAGAGCTTGAATCCTACCAAAAAATAATTAATCTTTGTGATTATTGTATAAAAGAATATCCTGAATGTGATGCGCCTAAAGAGATAGAGTTTTCTGGTGCCGATGGTATAATAAAATGTTCTGCTTTTAAAGATGGGCGTAACTTATGGAAAACAATACGCGATCTCAAGGCCGAGCTGGAACAGAGGCCGGGGATTATATATTGTAAGGAATGTTACAAACGAGGTTTGGTGCAGTGCCCTATGTGGGATTATAGTATCAACAAAACTTTTGACGAAAGAGTTAGTCAAACCGATGATGATTTTTATTGTGCCAACGGCGTAAAGAAAGAAAGCGAGGGAAAACGATGACAACCATTCTTCTAATAATGTTTTTATTAAGTTTTCCAGTGCATACGAATGACCAATCTGAGTATATAACCGTTAAATCAATCAATAAGCATATAGCTCTGATATCTTATCCAGATGGAAAATAAATAAAAATAATCATTTCCAAAGAAGGAAGAATAATAAAAAGCGAGGGAGAGAGATGATAACAACACTTAAAGCGCATAATAAATGGTTATTAAAAAAACTAAATATGATTAGAGCCGAATATGGTGAGCCTTATGATATTTGTGGTGGACTAGAAATAAAAAACCCATTCTGGAGACTTATTGCTTTTGATAGCCAAAAAGTTAAATATAAAATAATTATGGAAATATTATAATATTTTTATGATTATGGATTTGCTGGGAAACATGGGGAGCGATGCTCTTTCGAAAATGACACGAAAGCTAATACTATTTTTCTCGAATGTGGAGTTAAGGGTATATAAAGAAAGCGAGGATGAGAGATGAAAATGGTTTTTATAAGCATCACAGTAGTCGATGATGAAAAGAAAAAAGAATGGTCATCTGTTAAAAAGATACCATATCATGCTGGTGATGTAAATCAAGTAAACTTTGCAAGGTTTGACAGGATAAATCAAGTGCTTTACTGTTCGCAAGAAGCATTTAGAGAAATCGTAGAAAAGGTTGAGAGCGAGGATGAGAAATGAAATATAGCATACGAAAATTGCATTGTAATATGACGCTCGACCAATGGCACGATATAGAAAAATTTTATAACTCTATAACAAAAACATACGATATGTCTGTTGATGAGTGTTTGAAGACCGTTGGCCTTATTAGTATGAACGCGATAATAGTTGATGGCAAGCAAAGTCCATTAAACGAACAAGAGAAAGAATTTATAACTAATTTGTATGATGCCTATCGGAGGCGAAGAAAATAAATGAATAGATGTATTGATTGCCAACGTCAATTAATTAAAGACCATCAAGAAACACATGCAGATAATTATAATCTATGCAATAAATGCTATAAGAAAAGATTTGGCATTGAGCGCAGATATATTTATCAAAAAGAATCTAAGCAAAAATATTATCGATGTGCTATATGCAATCAAACATTTCCAACAAATGGGACTAAGATAGGGAATGAATGTAGCGCATGTAAATCTAAGAAAAATCATAGAATAAACAAAGGAAAGATGAAGGAGGTTGAAGCAGCTAATAATAAACTTATAAAAAATTTATGAAACTTATTGACAAAGATAAAATAAGGAGGTGCAAGCATGCGAAAGGTAGTTCATGGCGGAGTTTATTTTAAACAAGAAACTAAAAACAGAATATTTGAATTAATGAAAGCCCAATGCTCCGCAATTCATTCTGCATTCCAAGCTATACATAAGTATGAACAGACGGGGAACGCAGTCAAGAAGTATGTTAAAATAAACTTTATGAAATATCTAAATCAACGCTATGTTTCAGATGCTTGCACCGTTGCCTCTAGCATTATATCAGAACATGTACTGTTTGGCGGAAAGAGAACATGGGAAGAACTCCAAACGGGCAGAATTACTAAAGAACAATGGCTTCAAAAGCGAAACAGTCAGTTATTTTCACAAGGTGATGCAGCCAAGGATGGAAATCCTAACATCAGAATTAAGGGAAACAAAATATATGTAAACGACCCTGCCATAAGAGGCAAGTGGCTAGAAGGCTCTGTGTTTATTCCTATTAAGTTTAAAGGATGGATTTCACAGTGCTATAATGCTCGTCTTATCTATAAAAATAATAAATTTAAGATAGTGATTTCATTTGAGGTCGAAACCCCCGAATTAATAATCACTTCTAAAAAGCAAGGCGTTATCGGGATAGACACTAACCCAGATCAGCTTGCAGTTTCTGAAACCAACAAAGATGGCAACCTTATCAATCATTATTCCTCCAAACTCCAAAGGATTCAATTTGCTCGAAAGGAAAAGCGGGACTATGACGTTCAAGTAGCGGCCAAGAACATAGTAAATAGCGCCATTGATAAAGGAAAACCTATAGTTATAGAAAAATTAAACTTTAAAAAAGATAATAAAGGAACAAAGAAATTTAAGAGAATGAAACATAATTTCCTTTATCGTAAATTAACAGAAGCAATTAAGACTCAAGCCGCTAAACATGGCGTATTAGTAGAAGAAGTTAATCCAGCGTTTACAAGTATATTAGGTCAACTCAAATACCGAGGAATGCTCTCGTTGAGTTCTCATGAATCTGCTGCGTTAGTGATAGCGCGTAGGGGAATGGGTTTTAGAGAACGGCAAACTTTTAATATAACTAAAGACCCCAAGAAATCGGGATATTGGAACCTTGAAGGAAGAAAATATTCGAAGAGTATTGGAACAAAAGCTTTAGATTATTTGAAAGATTGTTTCCTCAAGCCTCCGCTCACTGCGGTTGATTTGGTCCCGTTGTAATTGACGGCATATAATCATAATCCGGTGTCGCAAAGCCGGAGGGTAGTCGTGGATGAGAATTGGTCGTCCGTGCGGTGGAATCTGATCTATAGCAATAAAGGTATAACAGAATGGGCTCCACGTCAGGAGAAAGAAAGGTCTCCTTCCAAATGTATAAGATTAAGTTTTTATATGTTTGGTAAACCAGGTATGGAAATGGATATATTATAAACTTGAAGACAATAATAGATCGGCATTATATAGTCTCAAAGAGGATATAACCGATATATTATTAAACTTTACTGAGTAGGAGGCGAATGTGATTGGAATATTACTATTAGCTATAGTAGTTATTATGGACAGTCTATTTGGAAGGAGAAGTTAAAAAAATAATAAGAAAGTTCTTGACGTTTAGAAACATCTATGGTAAAATATGATTAATGGAGGCAAATCAATGACAGGAGGAAAGCAAAGTGCAAGTAAATATTAAGATACCGGAAGACGATAACACAAGCAATGCGGTATGTTTAAGGTTTGACGTAATTGCGAAAGCAATGCAGTTAAGCAAACAACAGGCAGTCATTCAGGCGCTTAATGAGTTTAATATAACTCACGCCAATGTATTAAACGACATGGCTTATCAGATACCAGAAACAAAATAACTAAATATCATGAAAAGTTATAAAACAGAAATAAAATTAAATAATGAACAAAAAGAACAATTTCTAAAAACTATAGGAACTTGTCGATTTGTATATAATCTTTTTATTGATATCAATAAAGAGCGTTATGAATATGGCCAGCCTTTTATGTCTGGGATGTCTTTTTCAAAATGGCTAAACAGTCAATACATTCCAAATAGTCCAGACAAACAATGGATTAAAGAAGTTTCGAGTAAATCTGTAAAACAAAGCATAGTGAATGCAGAGAAAGCATATAAAGCATTCTTAAAAACAAAGAAAGGATTTCCGAGATTTAAAAGTCGTAAAAGCAGCATGAATATGTATTTTGTTAAAACAGATAACAAACAACCAATAATTTGTAAGCGACATAAAATAAAAATTCCAACTTTGGGATGGGTTCGACTAAAAGAATATGGATATATCCCTGTTTCCGAAGATATAACAAGTGGCAATATTTCAATGAAAGCAGGGAGGTTTTATGTTGCCGTTGTAACTCATGAAGAACATAAAATACAGAATAATAATACTAATACTGGAATAGGAATTGATCTAGGCATAAAAGAATTAGCCGTACTATCGAATGGCAAGACTTTTAAAAACATTAACAAAACAATAGCCATTAAGAAACTTAATAAGAAATTAAAAAGAGAACAGCGCAAACTTTCAAAGAAATATGAAAACAAGAAAAAGGGAGCAACTTTAGGAAGCAACTTTAATAAACAGTTATTAAGGATTCGAATAATTTATAAAACTATAACAAACATAAAGCAAGACTATCAGTATAAAGTTGTGAATGAGATAGTGAGAACCAAGCCATCTTATATTACAATTGAAAATCTTAACATTAAAGGCATGATGAAGAATCGGCATTTATCAAGGGCTATTTCGCAACAAGGGCTTTACGGATTTATTCAAAAATTAAAATTTAAAGCCTATCTCAACGGAATAGAAATAAGACAGGTTGACAGATTTTACCCATCTTCTAAATTGTGCAGTAATTGTGGCAAAATAAAGAAAGATTTAAATCTTTCAGATAGGATTTACAAATGTGAATGTGGGTTAATTATTGACCGTGATTTGAACGCGGCGATTAATTTACAACAAGCAACCGATTATAAGATTGCATGTTAAAGAAATCTTATAATCAAGTACCGATGGCTTGTCGGGAATTTACGCCTTTGGACTGTTATATCAAACTGTAGTAGCGATGCGAGGCAGGACAGGTTGAAGAAGGAATTATCTAAAAGTTAGCAAAGCTAACTTCAAAGGAGCAGCGAACTAAATGAATTTCCAAATTAGAAAAGCGGAAAGAACTCAGGTATGTCCTAAAATAGCAATATCTGGCCCATCGGGTTCAGGTAAAACATTATCAGCACTAATGATAGCTTATGGCATTACAAAAGACTGGTCAAAGATACTCGTCATCGATACAGAAAATAGCTCATCAGAATTATATTCAAACGCAGACATCAAGGGCTTATCAAAAAAGATAGGTCAGTTCGATGTTATTCCTTTCGGTCCTCCGTATGCACCAGAAAGATATGTACAGGCGATTCAGTGCGCCGAACAGGGAAACTATCAGGTTGTAATACTTGATAGCCTTTCTCACTCATGGAATGGCACTGGTGGCGCTCTCGATAAAGTCAACAATTCGAACTCAAGTAACTCATATGCGGCATGGAAACAGGTAACGCCGATATTCCAGAGAATGATTGATGCGATACTTCAGTCAAAATGCACGATAATCTGCACCATGAGGGCAAAACAGGATTATGTTATGGAAACGAATGAAAAGGGCAAACAAGTTCCTCGTAAGGTTGGTATGGCCCCGATTATCCGCGATGGCATTGAATATGAGTTTACTACTGTATTTGATATTAATCTTGACCATTACGGCTTTACTTCTAAAGATAGAACTGGCATGTTTGGCGGTCAGCTTATTATGGATGAAAGCATCGGCACAGCATTCGAACAGTGGAGAGTATCTGGCGCTCCCGTAAGAGCGGTCGAACAGACTCCAGTTCAGTATGCACAGAACACATTCCAACAGCAGCCATATCAACAGCCGACTTATCAGCCACAGCCTCAGCAGTATGCACAGCCCGTTCAACCACAGTATGTTCAGCCCCCTGTAATTCAACAGCCTGTCGCTACTATGGCGCCTTTGCCAACCAATGTATCATCAGAAAGGTCATCGGCTATTAGCGAGTTAATGTCGTTGTTCGGACAGATCGGCGTATCTGATAACCAAGAAGCACAGAAATCTTTAATATCACAGGCAACTGGCATAACTGAAGTAATATTTAAAAAACTTGGTGTTGAGCGTATAAGAGCAACATCAGATTTTATAAAACGTCAGAATGCACAGCCTGTAAACAATAGTGATCCTAAAGTATTATTTTAAGGGGAACAAATGCCAGATATAGTAGATATAAATTCTCAGATCGCTGATTGTCCTATCGACTTATCTGGCGACCCCGTAATACAGAGTGAAGTTGACTTACTGTGCTTAATATCAGATTATCCTACATCAATAGAATCAATAGCGCCAAATATACCGGATGAAATGATAAGCAATAGCGCAGTTGGAAAGTTAATTAAGGCTGTATTAAGAGGGCAACAGCAAATTACGCATTCGATAGTAGAAGAGACTGTTAATAATCCGATTTACAATGTTAAACGTAGCGTGTTTAAAATCTCAGATGTTCCTAAAATAATAGAGGCACTGCTATCGCATTATAAGCATAGATTCTTTACAAAGAAGCTGCCACAATCGTTATTAGCATGCAAATCACTATCGGATGCTGTAAGTAATATTAATGACGCTTATACAATCGCCTTAACGGGGTTAGCCAAATACGAAGTTAAAGACAATAGCCTTTATGCCGGCGATTTCATGTCATATATCAACCGTAAGGAAGATATATATAAAACAGGAATTAGAGTAATTGATAATTTAATAACAGCTCGTGGCATTGCATTATCTCAACTTATAACACTTGCAGCCGATACAGGCGTTGGTAAAACACTAATCGCCGTGCAAATTCTTGAATATATCGCACAAATGTATAATGTGCCGTGCTGCATGTTTTCACTTGAAATGCCAATTGAGCAAATGCTATCTCGCAGAATAGTTCATTACCTCAACGGATGCATAACAGCAGATCAGCTTATACGAAAAGAAATACCAGATGAGAGATTCCTTGAGATAGAGCAATCAGCAATACAAATGGCTAAAACACCAATATTCATAAGAGATGATTTATATAACTATTCCGATATAACAAACGCAATACGAGCAATGGTTCCTAAGGGTTTTAAATTCTTTGTAATCGATTTATTACAGTTAATCAAGATGCCTGGCTCTAAGTTATCAGAGCGCGAACGCATAGATTGGATTACATCAGAACTTAAAATATTAGCAAATAAATATAAAGTAACAATATTCTTGGTTAGTCATCTACATCGTAAAGATGATATCAAAATGAGAACAGATGGCTCAATAGTTCAAAGAGAACCTGGCTTGGCAGATTTAAAAGGAGCCTCTGGTATTGAGCAGAATAGCGATAAAGTTATGATGCTCTGGTCTCCAGAGGTAGTAAATCCGAAGACAGATAATCCGAATATGTATCGTTATCTTAAGTTTGGATTGAAGAAGGATAGGTTCGGCAGAGAGTTTAGCATATGGCTGAAACACAATACAATGAGTGGAGTAATTGAAGAATGTATTCAGCAAGATATAATCTATATCGAGTCTATGATTAATTTACAGAACTCTAAACAAAAACAAAATAATTTCAAAACGTATCAAAAACAATTTAATGAAGGAGAGTAACAATGAACAACCAGATGAAACCCCAGTTAATCCTTACCGCTTGCAATTTCGAGGTTAAACAGACACAGGCTGGCACCAAAATTAATGTAATGATGCTTTTCAACGACCTTATATATCTTAAAGGCGAATTGAAAACCAAAAAAGATGGTGGCATATGGCTTGAGATCGCTAATGCACCGTGGAAAACAACCGAAGGCAAATGGAACAACAACTATCGTGGTGGCGTAGCAAATGAAGATTTCAAAAAGAATCTTGAGGCTCAGGTAATCGCTAATTATCAGAGTGGTCAGGTTTCTATTATAATGCCGAATATGAGAACTAATTATGATGCCGCGACTTATCTGCATCCTAGAGTTCCCGCACAGCCTCCCGTTCAGGGTCAGCAGCAGTTTAATCCTCAGCAGTATCAGCAGCCTCAGCCGCAGCAGTATGCTCCGCAGAATCAGTATCAGCAACAGGCACTTCCTCCGGCCCAGCCGCCCGTATATCCGCAGGGCAATAATAATCAGCATTGGGGCGTATAGTCAATCTAATAACCAAATAAGAGATAGAGGCGAGAGCGATCTCGCTTCTATTTTATTTAAGGAGCAAATGATGTTAGAAAAAAATATAGTTCTATGCCCTAAGTGCAAACAAAATACATGGCAGGACTCAGTCGAGTCTGGTATAGTAAGTGCAATAATGTTTCCAGATTTATCAGAGGTAAATGTCTGTGTGTATTGCAGGAGATGTAATAAAATATTTAACGTATGCTATGACGAGCCGGCCATACTTGAAATGACGAAGATACAATATGTAATATGGAAGAAAACACAGCAACCGGAAGTTGTTAAGATATCGAGGAAGAAAGAAAAAGTAATAGAAGAAAAGCCGTCATTGTTTTAAAGGAGCAAGCATGATACATTCTCATATTCACACATGCTTTTCCGCTAAGGACTCTCTTGTTCGTATTAAAGACTTAGTTAAATCGGCTAAGGATCGCGGATATAAAGCATTGGCAATTACAGACCATGGTTCAATAGGAGGCTCTCTTGATTTTTACGATGAATGTATCGCTAACGATATTAAGCCTCTTATTGGATGCGAGTTCTACTTAAAATCAGAAACTAAACTAACCACAAATTCACAAGAACGCATGCATATTATTGTGATATGCAAGAATAAAGCAGGTTGGAATAATTTACTCAAACTATTTAAACTATCACATATTAACTCGCATTATGTTCCTTTAACTTCATTCGATGACTTGGCAAACCATAGAGAAGGATTGATCTGTACGACAGCATGCTTTGCAGGGCCGTTAGCAACGCCCATCATGAACTCACGACCTGACTTAGCCATTGAGAATTTAGGGCGCCTTAAATCAATCTTTAAAGATGATTTGTATTTAGAATTACAGCCCAACTCACTACCATCGCAGCAAACAATAAACAATAATATTTATAAATTAGCGATTGAACACGAATTGCCTTATATTATTGGCATAGACACACATTATATGAACTTATCCGAGGCGAAGGCACAAGAAACATTACTTGGAATTAACATGAGAGCCACGATACTTGACCCCAAGAAAAATGCAGAGGCAGAAAATAAAGAAGAAGATGGAACCGGAGCAAAGAAAAAATATCGATTCGCGTTCGATAGTCATGACTTCTGGTTTATGACCGAGGAAGAGTTATATAAGCTATGGGATGAGAACCATAAGGAAATAGGCAAAGGCGTCGAAGAAGGAGATGCACCACATATAATAGCATTAATAAAAGCATTAGATAACGGGCAAGCAATGGCAGATAAAGTTGAAACATTCTCTATTTATCCGGATAGGTCAAAACTGAATATGACCTATGATATGACGGCAATAAGCGATAGAGAATTTAATCACTTCTTAGAAATAGATACAGAACATAAAACACAGCCATTATCGTTAAAATTCTTAAGATATTTGTGTCATGTTGGTATTAAAGAAAAGGGAATCCTCGATAAGCCTAATGCTCAAGAATATATCGATAGAGTTAGACACGAATTAAAGGATATTGAAGAGGCAAATATCTATGATTACTTATTAATTGTGTGGGATTTAATGAAGTGGTGCCGTGAAAACTCAATAGGTACAGGGGTGGCCAGGGGTTCTTCGGCGGGGAGCCTTTGCACATATCTTATGGATATTCATGGCGTTGATCCAGTTCAATATGGATTATTATGGGAGAGATTCTATAATGCAGGGAGAAAAGGCAGTCTCGCAGACATCGACATCGATTTCAGCTCTTTGCTTAGAGCAAATGTTATAGAATATCTTGTAACTAAATATGGTATAGATAAAACATCAATGATATGTAATTTCTCTTTCTTTCGCCCCAAATCAACATTTAAATCAGTATGTAAATTTTATGGCGTTACATATGAACAAGTTAATGAAGCATTAAAAGATGGCCGCCATATTGAAGAAGAGGAAGAAGATGTTATAGAACAATCTGAAATTAACTTATCTGTTGTTAAAAAAGAAATGCAAGAACTATTTACTATTAAAGCAGTCAATGAACTATTAGATTCTAATCCATATACCGAGGATATCAAACGAGATTGTATGGCAATTGTTGGATGCATATCTAATAAATCAGTTCATGCCTCTGGTATCGTTATAGCGTCTGATAGTTTAGAAAATTTATGCCCCACGATGACAAATAAATCTAAGAATGAAGCAATGTCAGCAATACAGCAAACCACAGAATGGGACATGAAGATGTTAGATCGTGCTGGCTTTATGAAATTAGATATATTGGCACTTAAAACAGTTGATATAATAAATGATACAATCAAGAGCATTAACAAACCAGAACATACGATGCACTCATGGAAGATGTTGGATAAGACTGACCCAGAGGTTCTCAATCTATTCACAACCGGACAAACGTCTGGTGTATTTCAATTTGATTATGGCAAAGAGTTACAGAGATTATGTCTTGAGTTTAAACCTAAATCATTTGCAGATATATGCGCTCTTACTGCACTTGGACGCCCTGGTGCCAAAATGTTCCTTGAGCAATACATGAGAAACAGAACAAAAGCAGAACATGAAATAGTTTTAGAAGACCCCTTGCTTAAACCAATACTTCACGAGACTAATTATGTGTTGGCGTATCAAGAGCAACAGATGGCAATAGCAAAAGACTTGTGTGGCTTTAATCTTAAGGAAGCAGATGATTTACGAAAGATTATTGCTAAGAAACAGGAAAGCAAAATACCAACAATGAGGCAGAAGTTTATTGATGGATATGTTAAGCGTACTGGCAAAGGGGATATAGCGATAAAAATATGGGACGCTTACTTCTCTAATTGCGAATATCTATTTAATAAATCTCATGCCGTAGCATATTCATTCAATTCATATGCAACCGCGTATTACAAACGATATTATCCTATTGAATTTATGGCCGCTGTTATAGATGCTAACAATGATGGAAAGCGTGAAGCAGTTGTTCCTTATATTCATGAATGTATGAGGATGAAGATACCGATTCATACGCCGAACATAAGGTTCTCGCCGGCAATAACATATGGAGATAAAGAGAATAAATCAATCTATCTTGGCTTAAATACAATAATGGATATGTCAAATCAAATGGCAGCTAAATCGACTAAGATGGAAAGTGATAACGATTTAATTGATTTATTGTTTAATATGCCTAAGTCTCAGTATGAAGCGATGATATTATCTGGCGCCTGTGATACATTAATTAAAGGAATTAATCGTCGCTCGTTACTTGAAACGGTTAGCAGTTATCATAAACTTAAAGCAGAATGGTCAGAGTATAGCAAAAAGATGCGCGAGTATAAATCTAAAATAGAAATAGCAACAGCTAAAGGAAAGAAAACATCTGCTAAAGAGCCTAAGCGCCCTGTTTTAGATATGTGTCATGCCCATGAGTTTCCAATAATGGACATGAGTGATTTTACAGACCGTGAAAAAATAGCGCATGAAATTGAGTATCTTGGATATAGTCCAAGTGACCCTGACTTTAAATATATGCCTTATATCCTTGGGACAACGATACATAGCTATCGACAGAAAGATGCACTAAAGGATAACGATATAGTATTTATGTATGGTGAAGTAACAGATGTAAAGGAAAAGAAAACAGCGAATGGCAACAACATGTATTCATTGCGAGTACAGCCTAAAACAATGACATATGGCTTTTATGCTACATGTTGGGATAATAAGTTTAATGCAGATAAATTAACAATAGGGAGTAAATTTATATTCCAGATGAAAGTAAACGAGTATATCGGAAGAGATAAAACATTGGTTAAAGGGTTTAATATAATGGATTATAAGGAGGCCAAAGAAATATGGAAGTAGTTATCAAGAGTATAACAACAGATAATTTAACTAAATACATCGCTGAATTTGCGAGAGTGTGTTATCGCCGTGATGAAAAAGAATCAACAGCCGACCAGGATTTAAATAGATGTATTAGTTTATGGAAAATGGGGCATGGCACTCCATTTGAATCAATTAATATCGACTTCCTTGTCAAAAATGTAAGTAGAAATTTATTGGCACAGATAACGCGATATAGGCATACATCCCCAAATGTTGAGAGCCAGCGATATGTTACCTATCGGGATGATATAGACTTTATTATTCCAGAGTCAGTAGAAAAATCATGCGCTTTAGCGAATGGAGAGTTTAATGTTCATTCTTTTTTTGCTTATGCTCAAGACATGTATGTCGCTCTATTAGATGACGATATTAAGCCGGAAGACGCCCGTTGCGTATTGCCTGGCGCAACCCCAACAAGGTTTAGAATGGTAATGAATCTAAAAGAGTTTTTTCATATATATAAACAGAGGTCAAGCCCAGAGGCCCAGAAAGAAATAAGAGATTTAGTCGAGTTAATGCTCAACCGCTTGCATGAGAGCGTTGATAATAACTCTCAAAAACTGTTGACCTTTGTGCAGAAAAATGTTAAACTATCAATCAAAAGCCTTATTAAAGACATAGAAAATTTGTGTCTTGAAGACTATTATGTGCAAGAACTTTGGAAACTTTTAGATGAGTATAAGGAGCTGACATAATGGAATGCAAATCATCTTATTTCTTTTTTTCATGTGAAGACATACAGTACCTTAGCAAATATAACTTCGATAAGATAAGAGTGGATACAGTCGATAATTTTGGTAGATTCCAGGGATATGAAGTTACAATATATGGCAATATCAATGCGATGATAGGCAATGGATGTAAATTAAAGGGATTTAAAGTGGATAAAGACGGTATGTCTGCCAAGCGAATGTTTAAAGCGCAGGGCATGCCGGCGGATTTTATGAAAGATTAAGGAGAGTGTTATGGGAGACCGTGATTTTACAAAAATAATAATGCCTAAGAAGGAAGAATGGTACAAAAATGGAATGGAGCATGTAAGCAATTCTAAAGTAGAATGTTATAGCATGTGTTCACTTAAATGGGCGCTCAAATATATTCTTAAAGAAAAAGAGCCTTGGAGCGATAACCTTGCGTTTGGTCAGGTTCATCATACGATCTGTGAAAAGATATTACTTGATGCTTATAATGATAAGAATTTCTATAAAACAGTTAATCAAGAGTATATCGATAAAGTATTAATACCAGAATGGCACAAGGCATTCGCTAAAGAGTTTGAGAATCATAATCTTGACAGTAAAGAGTACGAAGACATTAAGAAGATGAGCTTTGGCTCCATTACAGTTGCGCTTAAATGGCTTGTTGAACAGGAATTTGAATTACTTTCTATCAAAGGCAACGATGGCAATATGATACCGGCACAAGAATTTGGCGTTGGTGTTCCTATTGAAGACCCATCAACACGCAAATATCTCGATAGCCATTATTTGCAAGTATGGCCTGATGCAGTGGTTCGGGACAAGAATGGCGATATAATAATACTTGACCATAAAACAGCAGGGCGCAGATACACCGAAGATAAAATTAAAACGGCTATGCAGTTACCTTTATATGCCTATGCACTTAAAGATATACTAAAAGATAGTGGCTACGATTATAAGTTTAAAGTAGCATATGCGGTATTACTTAAACAGAAAAATATAGTAGTCGAGTATTATGAAAAAGACATTGATGGAGAAGATATCAACGCGGCGTTATACAAAATATGTATGGCTGTTGATGGTATCGAGAAGAAAGCCATAAGTGCCACTCCATTAGAAATGGCGCATTCATTCTGCGGCTTTAAGCGAAAATGTATGAAAGAAGATGGCGAATGCGTCAACTATAGATTAATAATGGAAATAACTAAAGGTGAATATGAACCGCCTAAAAAAGAAATAAAGATGGCAGAAGAAGTGGTAGCAAATGAAGAAGTTCAGGGAAATAGCAAGGAAAGCGATAGCACTTCCGTTAACGATAAAAACGAAGGATGGTGGTAAAACAGTGATTAACAAGGACATTAACAAACTGGCTCCGTATCCTAAATCAAAGGCACAGAAAGAATGTAAGCACGAGCATTATCGTTTCTTAAACAGGAATGAACGTCGTAAGAAAGAGTTTGAGAAGATAGGCGCAGAAGCAGGGTGCTTAGATTGCGGGTGTTTATTCGTAAACATAAAAGATGAGGTGACCTTTGGAGATAAAAAATAGTTCTTGTCTTAACGATGCTTGCTGTGATATCTTCCAGAAGTTCGGAATTAATGGCAATACAACATTCAAGGTATTAGAGTTTAAAATCGATGGTAGACCATTAATACTTAAGAACAATAAACAGATATTTGTTAACCCAGAAACAAATAGGCCAATAGTTCTTAAGAATAAAAACTACGAGGCAAATATTAAAGATGTTCACAAGGCTCTTGAAATACAGAGAATGAAGTATCGTAATGATATTGAATTTCCTATCAAAGTATGCTTTGTAGCATATGAATTTCATTATGGCAATAAGATTATGGGCGATATCACTAACTTATATGAGGCGCCGAATGATGCCATGCAATATGTTGGCATATTAGAAGATGATAAACTGATCGCTACTACATTGCCTTCATGTAGGATTATCGATAAGAAATGGGAAGGCTCAATAATAAGAATATATGTTCCAGATAAACTATCTCATGTAGTAGAGGAGAAATAATGACTTGTTGTTCACAAAAACCAGTAACTATGAAGTTTAAGAAATTAAATCCTAATGCTCAGATTCCAATTAAAGCATTTTCTACTGATGCCGGCGCTGATTTAAAATCAGTTGCTAACCTAACAATCGAGGCTGGCAAGAATGCAATTGTGCCTACGGGCCTTGCAGTTGAAATGCCAGAAGGTTGGGAGGCACAAGTAAGAAGTAGAAGCGGATTAGCCGCTAAGTCGCAAGTATCTGTCCAAAATGCGCCAGGGACTGTTGATTCAAGCTATCGTGGCGAAATTGGCGTTATATTACAGAACTGTGGCAGTAAGCCATTCGTCATTAATATAGGCGATAGAATAGCACAGATTGTCTTTAAACAAGTTCCTATGGTTGAATTTGTTGAATCGAATGATTTATCTGAAACAGATCGAAATTCTGGCGGATTTGGCCACTCAGGAGTAAGATAATGATAAAATTAACTAAAGAAGAAAAACTTCAAAAAAGACGAGAGTATCGAAAAAAAAATTTGGAAAGATTCAGGCAAAATGACAAGGATTTTTATCAAAGGCATAAAGAACGCCTTAGAGAATATAAGAAACAAAAAACAAAAGAATATAGCGAAGTGATGAAAAAATGGAAAAAAGAAACATCAGATAGAAATAAATCTATTTTATATTTAGGCATATGTGAAGAGTGTGGATATAAGGGGACCACGCATCTACATCATATTGATAAATCAACTAAATCTTTTACTATTGGCCCTAAAGTTAATAGTAACACTAATATTGATATTTTAATGGAAGAACGAAAAAAGTGCATCGAGTTATGTTGTTCATGCCATAGAAAACGACATCCAGAGATAATGAATAAGTGTAGGAAGAAAGTAAAAAATATTAGTTTAAACATGGAATTTAAATCTATAGCAGAAGCTGCGAGATATTTTAATATTAAATATCCGCATAAAATTAGTTTATGTTGTAAAAATAAAGAAATGACATGCGGAGGATTTAAGTGGGAATATATAAATTAAATAAATAGCCAAACATAGCGGGGGCTTCGGCCCCTGCTTAACATAAGGAGCGACCATGATAAAAAATATATCACTGAAATCAATAGGTAAATTTAAAGATGTTTCGTTTGACTTGTCGGATAAAGTTAATATAATCACTGGTCCTAATAGGGCGGGAAAATCTACACTAAAGAACGCGATACAGTTTTCCTTAACTGGTGACTGCTCAGACCGTGATAAGAAAGATTTAATATCAACAATTGAACTTGGCAAAGCAGAGATATCAGCAGTAATTGATTACAAAGGCGAACACAAAATAGTTCGTAAACTTGAGCCGGCTTCAATAACTTATGATGGCATTAAGAAAGCGGTATCAAGAAAAAAAGACATTGATGCGTTAGAGGCAGAAGGCTTTAATAAATATGTATTAACAATGCTCTGTGATAACTATAATTTCTTCTTAATGTCACCGGAAGTTCAAGAGAAGATATTATTTAATTACTTCTCTGGCGATGCGGCTATTGATCTATCATCATATAAACTAAAGCCAGAAGAACTTAATGAGTTCTACGGTATGACAAGCTCGACAATACCATTATTCTATAAGAAGTTCTACGATGAGCGCACATCACAGAAACATGTACTATCAACGATTAAAACAACAATACAGAATAATGAAGCAGCGATTAAAGAGCTTGGTGATAGCGTAGCATCACATGGTGATGTCGTTGCACAGAAAGAAAAACTTGAGAAATTATATACACAGATGTCGCAAGTTCCTCAGAATTTCTTCGCACAGCTAACGTCAACAAGCGAAATGCTCAAGGATGTAATGAGGCTGGCATATATGTCTGAATTTAAATCTCGTATAGATGCCATTAACGCACAGAGGTTGGCGAATAAGAATAGCATAGATAAATGTTCTAGGTTTGCAGGGAAATGTCCGTTATCAGAAAACATTCCATGCTCATCTTCTGGTGCGATAAATGCCTATATAACGTCATTGGTTGCCGAGAATGCTAAATTAAAAGATGAAATCCAGGCACTGATCGCTTTAGATAAAGAAGCAGAGGATAAATTTAAAGCCGAACAACAGGAAAGAATAAGACAGGCAACATTTGCTGTCAGCAATGCACAGAAAGAACTCGATGCCGCTGTTGCAATGAATACAAAGCAAAACGAATTAGCAGCAGAAAATAATTTAAAACTTAAACTTGAAATAGATAAACTTGACCTTATTCTAATTAACTTCGCTAAAATGGAACAGCTCGATAATGAGATACAGAAGTTAGAACAAGAAGAAAATAGAATTACAAAGCGCGTCGCTGATTTAGAAAGATATTTAGAGATAACCGGCAAAGGAACTAATGGGATCGTTGCTTCATCTGTTGGGTCTAATATCGATTCATTCTTTGAAGCAGTTAACGAACAGGCAAAAGAATTTGGTTTTGTTTTTGAAAAGAATCATGGAGTAACAGAGTTTGGCATTCTTGTTAATTCAAAGACAGTTAATATGTTGAGTTCATCAGAAAAAATAATAGCTTCCGTTGCAATTCAGGTTGCAATAGCAAAGATTTCAGGGTATAATATCATAATGGTTGATGATGTAGAAGTGATGGAGGCGAAGTACATAATGGACTTAGTAGAGAAATTATCCTACTCCAAAATACAGGCAATTATTGTCGGACATAGCCTTCATTCTTCACTCTTTCAGCCTGACATGGTTAATATAATTCAACTTTAGGCAATTGGTTTTAAATTAATAACTGGGAAAGCGGCTGTGAAATATCAGTCGCTTTTTCATACGAAAGAGGGAATGAAATGACTAATCCAGAGATTAAGGTAAAGCGAAGAGGAAGAACAAAAAAAGACAGTACCCAGATTCAAATGATGGTTGAATCCAACACGAATGATATTTATGAAATATTTGATAAATCAGTAATTATAAAATCCCTAGTTAAAGGCTGTGATATAAATGAAGTCGAAGCTTTAAAGATAGCGGATAATGTAGAGAAAACCCTTATTAAGTCAGAGCTTACTACCATTTCATCTTCTTATATTCGTCAGTTAATAAATGAAATATTGCGTAGTATGAATTATGAAAAATGGTTGAAATATAATAGCCTGTCGATAGCAGTAGAAGACATAAGGCAGCTTATCGAGGAACAAAATAAAGAAAACAGTAATACTAGTTTCGGAGCTGAATCGATAAATCTAACCGTTGCCGGCCAGATATTAAAACAATATGCGTTTAGAGAATGCATTGACCCAAAGGTAACAGAGGCTCATTTACACGGGGATATCTACGTTCATGACGCCGATTTTTTCGCATTAAGGCCCTACTGCAGCGGCAATTCAATAGAATATATAAAGAAATATGGGTTGCGACTCCCCAATATGATTCATTCTAATCCAGCGCAGCATGCGTTGGTTCTGGTAAATCACTTTCAATGCTTTGCCAGTTATTTGCAAGGATTGTTCGCAGGCGCGATAGGCGCTGATGCAGTAAATGTTTTCTTCGCCCCATTCTTAGAAGGCATGGAATATAAAGAGATAAAACAAGTGGCACAGCATCTTATTTTTAGTTTTGCACAATTAGCCGCTAATCGTGGCGCTCAGGTTGTATTCAGCGATTTTAATTTATTTTTTCATGTTCCTAAGCATTATGAGAATACTCCGGCTATTGGACTAGGCGGAAAATATACAGGAAAAAACTATAAAGAATATGAAAAAGAGGCCAGATTATTTTTAAAGGCCATATTTGAGGTGGCAATGGAAGGAGACGCGAATGGCGCAAACTTTCCATTCCCGAAGCTAGATGTTCATGTTGATGATCGATGTTTTAATGCCGATGATGGATTAGTTGACTTAATGTGTGAATTAAACTCTAAGCGAGGGTCTGCATATGTTATATATGATAGAGGAGACGAGGTAAAGATATCCGAGTGTTGCCGTATGCAATCCTCTTTAACCGATGAACAAGTAAGAGAGGCATCTTTACATCCAGAGGAAATGCGATTTAGCGCATGGGCCAATTGTAGCATTATATTGCCGCGAATCGCCTATAAATACAAAAAAATGGATGATATATATAAAGAAATTGACAGACTCATGGATTTAGCTATGGTCGCACATAAAAATAAATATGACCAGATATGCAAATTAATGGCCCTTGGAGAAAATGGGCCAATGGGATTTCTGGCGAAAGGCATGGACGGAAAACCATATTTAAAGATTGAGGATGCTAAATTTTTAATAGGTATGATCGGCCTTAACGAAATGGTTCAATGTTTATGTCAAGAGCAGCTTCATGAATCTGAAAGTGCATTGATTTTAGGGCTTAATATCATGGCATATTTATATCAGTCAATGGAACGGCATGCAAATAAATATAATCTAAAATGCGCAATTGAACAGACGCCAGGAGAAAGCCTCGCCATGCGATCTGCACTGGCTGACGTAAAACATTTCCCTGAGGCGATACAATATGTCAAAGGCGATATTAAAAGTGGGGACATATATTATACAAATAGTGTTCACCTTCCATATGACGCTAAAGTTGATATATTAACCCGAATAGTTAAACAATCTAAGTTTGACCCGTTAATAAAAGCTGGTAGCATTACTCATATTTGGCATTCTGATATAGAACCTGACCCACAGTCGTTAAAGACTTTATATAAATATACGTTAGAGAAAACAAATACTGTTCAAACGGCGGATAGCCCTGAGTTCACCATATGTCCTGATTGCCATAAGGCTACTAGAGGATTATTTGATAAATGTCCATCTTGCGGGTCAACGGCAGCGTATGGCATAGGGAGAATAACAGGATATTACAGCCCAATAAGGTCGTGGAGCAAAGGCAAATCAGCAGAGCTTAAAGATCGCACAAGGGTCAACTTTGATATGCCCGTTTATAATTCTAAATCAGATAACATTGAAAAGATATTGTTCTTCTCAACGCCTAATTGTTCCAAATGTGATGATTTAAAACATATACTCGCAGAGAAACAGATACAGTTAGAGGTCATTGATACTCAAACATCAGAGGGATTAGCTTTGGGGTGCTACTATGACGTTGTTGAACTTCCATGCCTCGCTAAAGTAAAAGGCGATAAGGTTATATCAAAGATATCTGGCAAAGGTTCATATTTAAAATGGCTTAAAGAGAATAAATAAAGGAGTTTATTATGCCAGAAAATAACGATAATAATTATCAATTAATAATATCTAAAGACGATATGCCTCACTTTAAAAACATATTATTATCGAGTTTAAATTCATGTACTTATTTATCAAAACGAGGGAAGCGCATTGCTCAAAAAATATTAAAAGATGAATTTAATATTGACGTAAACATAAGTAGTACGGGTGGACATAGATAAACAGAGAGGGGCCTTGGCCCCTTTCTTTAAGGAGATATATATGAAAAATATGACAGCATTCGATGTTGATAAATTTGGGTCATTATGCTTTACCATACAATATCAGAGTGGCGGAAATCTTATTAATCAAGAACTATTAAATTTAAAGGATAATAAAAACGCAACGGTACAGGATTTATTAACGGCTATGGGCATAAAGTTAAATGATAAAATAAATTGTCATATAATTGAGAATGTTCAAGAAGATATGCCTTTTTATTGTAACTTAAATGTTGTATGTGAATACGGGTCAGTTGAATAAGGAGATATAATGGAATACAATCGTGATTTTAAACGCAATATAAAAGCATTTGGTTATCATAGGTCATCATTAGTCGATTATCCTGGAGAAGTGGCTGGCGTATTGTTTCTTAAGTATTGTAACCTGTCATGTGACTACTGCCATAATGCAAAGAATATGAACTTCCTTGAATCTAAAACTGAAGAGCAATTTAATGATATTCTTAATGATATGATATGCAGTCCATCAACCGGATTGGTAATAACAGGGGGGGAACCCCTTTTGTATGGTCGGGACGCTTTGTTAATGCTTAAACACCTAAGGTCATGTACCAAAAAGAAAATTAAATTAGATACCAATGGAACAATGCCAGAAGTATTAAAGCCCATCATTAAAGACAAACTCGTTGATATGATTGCCATGGATGTCAAGGGCCATTTCGATAACTATGAGAAGTTTGGCTATCATGGAGATAAATCATTGCTATATGAAAGCGCCTTTATGATAAGAACAAGTAATATACCGTATCAATTCAGAACAACAATGTGGTCTGGCCTTGACTCGAATGATTATGGATTTATACTTAAAAACTTCCCAGATATACGATGGCAGAAGGAAATAAAAGAATTATCTAATATTTAAGAATGTTCTTGACATTCTATTTAAATTATGATATTATAGTAAATATGGAGGAGATAATATATGGGAGAACTTCATCTAATAGTTATCAGAGGGCGCAATGGCGTTGGCAAAGATACATTTGCATGGCATATCATGGATATGTGTAAAAACTTTAACATCAGTACAAAGCTATGTCCTTTTGCCGATGCGGTTCGTAAAGAAGCAGCAGAGGTTTATAATCTTGATTATGATAAATTATGCACTGACTATGTTTATAAAGATTTAAACAGGCATTTGTTAATCAAAATAGGCAATAAAAGAAGAGAAGAAGATAATTTATATTGGTTTAATAAGAATTGGGAAAACATACAGAAGTGGTATAAAGAGCAGACATCCGAATATAGCATAGGCATTATAAACGATTGCAGATATAATAACGAAATGTATGGCGCCGAACTATTACAGCGTGATGAGAAGATAGATAAAGCATGGCCTGTTTATATATATGCTAACGATGTATCAATGCTTAAGCGCCTGGGTCACGATCTCAAACGATATGCTAACTGGAAATTACTTGAGAATGATGTATCAGAGAGAGATGTAAGAATTGACAATTATCCATACTATATGATTGTAGATAACTCAAACGATAAATCATTTCTTTATATGGATGCAGCCAAGATAATAAGTCAGATAACTAATATAGGAATGGTTGAACTGATTAACAAGATATAGGGATTTGTAAGGAGCGAATAAATGGTTAAAAGAGCGAAGAAAGAGAATATAACATGGGAACCAATCGAAGGGTTAGAGCATAGCGAATCAGTCATGTATTCAAAAACAGAAGATACGGTAACAGAAGGAGATCGCATACCTACATCATCGTTTAAATATATGAAGTTTAATTATGAATCTTTTAATCCGATGCAGAGCAAAGTAATTCCGCACATAGACAGCGGGGCGAACATATTGGTGTCAAGCCCCACAGCAAGCGGCAAAACAGTGGTTATCGAAGCATGCGCTGCTTATGCAATATCCAAAGGCAAGAAAGCGATATATATATCTCCACAGAAGTCATTGTCAAACGAAAAGTTAAGTGAATGGGAAGATTTAGAGCATGATTTCGCTCAGTATAAAATAGGAATACTTACTGGCGATTTCACTAAAACATCGGCAACTATGGCTAACTTAAATAACTGCGATTTAATAATACTTACAAATGAAATGTTAAATAGTGTAGCTAGAGTAGCAAGGCCAGATAAAGAAGAATATAGCTGGCTATTCTCTGTGGGAGCGGTTATCATCGACGAAATTCATTTAGTCGGGGATAGAAATCGAGGGGATAAACTCGAAGTGGCACTTATGTTATGTGCAGAGTTATGCCCAGAATCAAGAATCTATATGTTCAGCGCAACCGCCCCTAATATTGAAGATTTACAGAAATGGGTTCAAAAGATTACAAACAGAGAAACATTAATGTTTAAAAGTAATTATCGCCCATGCACTGTTACTAGGCATTATATAAAAGTGTCTCCAACCACATCAGAAAAACAAGCCAAAGTGGAGTTAACAAAGCATTTAGTAAATCACAAGCCTGATGAAATATTCTTGACATTTATTGGAGCAAAGAAATACGGCGCACATGTTATGAACGAATGCATCGAAAGCGGTATTGATACTAAATTTTTTAAGGCCGATCTGTCTATACAAGAAAGAAACGAACTATACCGAGCCTTTTGTAATAAAGAATTTCGCCATATGGTCGCTAGCACGGCGATTTCAGCCGGAATAAATTTGCCCGCCCGCAACGTGATCGTATCTGATATGAATCATGGCGCACAGCAGATTGTGTCTACAACAAACTTAATTCAAGAGATTGGTCGCGCTGGTCGCCCCAAATATGATAAAGTTGGCGATGCTTATATATTTATTAAAGATGGGAAGAACTTTAAACGCGACTTTGAAAGAGTTCAAAAAGGCGAATCGGTTATATCACAGCTACAAGATGCCGATACATTAGCGTTTCATGTTCTCGCAGAAGTATATAATAAAAAAATAAAAAATCCAGAAGATTTAATAAAGTGGTATGAAAAAACATTAGCATGCTATCAGACACGCGCTATGGAGTTTTATGAAGCGAAAGAGGTATTTAATCGTCTATTAAAGTGCGGCTGTATTATTCTTGATGTTGATGGAGAAAATTACACGATAACTCAAACTGGCATAATCGGAGTGTGCTTCTATCTTCTCCCAGAGGACTTGTTAGCATGGAAGAAAAACTTTGATATATTCTATAAAGTTAAAGGAGAAAATAGCCTAACATTACATCAGCAGGATTTATTGTTCGCCCAGGCTTTATCACACATCCCCACATGGGAAGTTAAACAGAAAGCATGGATATCGCAGGAAGAAATATCAATGGCATATGAGTTCTTCAATGTTCCTCTTAAAAAAGGTAGCGATAAAATAGCGTTAGGATATTATCTCATACTTAATAGCGATGCATATCAATCAGCAATAGCGCAGGAGTCTAAAGTTAAATTCTTCCATAACACAATTGAACAGATTAAAATGGATAGCGAAAGAATAATCAGCGCACTATCTTTACTTGATGTTAGAACCAAAAAATGGCAGCAGGGCGATTTCTGGTCAATGATGGCAACTCGCTTAAAATATGGAGTTCCGCCTGAAAGATTAGAATTATGTAAGGTAGAAGGCATTGGTGGTGCAAGGTCCAAAATGTTATGGGATAATGGCATTCGTAGCATCAACGATCTAATTAAGAATCAGCATAAAGTAAAAGAGATAGTTGGAGATAAAGTAGCAGATAAAATAATACCAAGCGCAATGACGTTAGGACAGGAAAGTTGGTGGTAGCATGTATATTTTAATGAATGCCAAATGTGAACATTGTGATGGAAATATCGGGATAGTAGTTTATTGGGATGCAAAAAGAAAAGAAGAAGTTATAGATCATGGTCGCTGTATTAATTGTTTAAGAAATATTGTTCTTCCATGTGAACCCTTTAGAGATTTTAAAAAATATTGTGTTAATATTGAATCAATAAATTAGGAATGGTGTAGTATGAACAATAACAATATAACATGCTCAAATTTTTTCTGTCAATTTCAATATAACGCTAACATGTGCAGGGCGGGAATAACGTCTAATATATCAATGGATAAAACTGGCAAATTAACATGTAGTAACTTTAGGCATATACGCAAACAATATGGATGTCAACTTGATTCATGTTTATATTTAAAAGATGGCCTATGCACAAAAGATTATAAGTGCCAGCATTTAAAGGAGTTATCATGATTAAATTTTGGGAAGTTGAATATGTAGCAGAGTTTAACGCACCTGGATATGAAGACTTAAATAATAAACCAGTTAAAAGAGCATATTTAATCGAGGCAAACGTAAATAAAGCAGTAGAGGACTGCAAGGTGTGGCTTAACAAGTTGAAAGAGAAGGGTATAGTAGGAAATATAATAAGAGACCCGTATTCATATGAAGTCTGGTCATATGATAAGGAGATATTTCTATGAAAATACACTGGAAGTTAATAAACCAATATATAGAAAAAGCAGAGTGTGGATGCGACTGTAGTAGATATAATTGCGATGACAATGGCTGTCTTACTTATGTTAGTTGCGGTCCAAAAAATAGATGCCCTCGTCCTTGTAAACACTGTTTATATTGGACTGGATATGGCCTTGATTATGAAGATTCATTAGAAGAAAGTGGAGTGATTTTATGAAACTTTCGTTTAAAGTTGGAGATAAGGTTCGGTTAATAACATCTACGGATAAAGATGAAGGCGTTATAACAAAGGTCGACAAAAAGATGTATAAAAACCTTAACAAAACAATATATACCGTTGAAAATGATAAGTTTATAGCTGAGTATATTTCAGATGAGGATATGCAGCTTATCGAAAAACGAGGCGCTAAATGATTTTAATAATCGGTGGTTATATCGCTCATACTCCTCATAAATACTCTCATCTAATCGACATTGAGGACAAGAAATTAACAGAAGCAATAATAAATAAATATCCTAAAGAGGTCATTCACATTGTATCTTCGCCTGGATGCTTCAATGATACTTTTAAAGAGAAAGGCGCTCAATATAAATTGGTGTCAGAAGACCAAGATGTAGTACAAAATTGGGTTAAGTCTAATTACGGCAAATATGCCACAATTATAGCATTATCCGATGGCTGCATCCCCCCTTCATTGGCCGGATTAAGTCTGAAGAAATTCGTTATGTTTAATACAGATATTTTATCTAACGAAGGGGAGTCTGATTGGACATATAAAAATATAATAGCTGCTAACGCTGATTCAATTGATATATTCTATGCTCGTATGTCTATATTTAGATTTATACAGGATTCAGAGCAATTCTATGTAACTGATAATCATTTTAGCACTCATTCAATATATGGCATTGAAAACGTCATTGATTATATATCTAAAATAACAGCAGCAATCGAATGCGAGGTCGAATTATATCAGCCCAAAAAGTTCCCAGAAGATGAATTGGTTGATATTTATAATTCATATCAAAGTGTCATAAATAATTTCAATCTTAATATGTCGCTATTGGTTTATGACCGTAGTAAATTGGCATACATGATGTCAGAAATGAAAGATAATAAAACATTTGCTATGATCTATGAAGGATATATCGGCACTGAAACAGGCAGAACTAAATCGGCCTATGATATTTCAATGGATTTCTTTAAAATGGCAGTGGCGCTTAAATCAATCTATGGCAAGATGAGTTGCTGTGTTCATTGGAATGCTTCATACAACTACATTCTAACACGCTATACTGTGTCGCCTTGCCCTTTCGGATATCTACCGAATAAAGAACTATGGAGCGACCAGATACGCAAAGTTGAGCCTATAAAGAATGGCATTGTTGATAGCAATTGGGGTCTTATCTATGAAGAGGGCCATGGTTATTATTTAATAGCAACATCACCAGAAACATTAAGATATGCTATTAAAGAAATGGCAATGATGAACGCTCCGCTTGGTGATAACGAATATGTTTTGAATAGCACTCAAAATAAGTTAAATCTTAACTATGATTTAAGTCTGCAAGTATATGATAAGTTGGTTAGGCCGATTGTATCAGAGTATCAAAACGCAAATATATTAGCCATGAATAACATCGATGATAATGTTGGCGCTTTAACAGGATTAAGCCGGCATCAATTATTCTTTAGCAATCCATTCGGGAAGATGAAGGCTGCATTTAACGGTCCGATGCATCCGCTGATGAAATACGATATTATCTTATTTTATGGCTCTTATGAATATCAACAGTTAAGTTTTTCTGAACAGTTACTCAAATGGAAGAAAATGAAATCAATGCTTACAAAAGGCGGGCGCATACTTGTAGTTGGAACATATCAGAAGAAGCATGACAATGAAGCAAGCGATGAAGTTTATATTGACAGATTTAAGGGCAAAGTAGTATCATACAGATTCTCACCGGCAAGCGTAGCAGAGAACAAAAGGACAATAGCAATTAATTCATCTGATATGGCTTTAACTTTACCATATAGTCCCTTGGAAAATGATTTACTTAACTTACTCGATAGTGAGTTTGTAATAACAAAAGAAAAATATAAAACGTATGACATTTATTGCTATTGCTTTAAGCCCAGAACGAAGGAGAGCGCGGAATGATGGAGTTCATAATCGTAATAGTATTGATATTAGCGACCTTGCATTTTCTTCATGATGTGATTTATAATAAGCCTATCATCAATAATGAAATAAATATTGTTGAGCTTAAAAAATGGATGAACGCACAGGAAGATATAAATAAAGATATGTCGCAAATCATTAAACTAACTGATGTATACTTTGACCAAATAAAAGAAAAGCATAATGGCTTAAGTGTTTATACAAGAAAAAGTATGGCCATCTTATTATATGAGTTCGAAAAACTTTATAAGGAGCAATACAGATGCAAAACGCAAAAAATGAGGCAATTCGCTTCTATAAGAAACAACTTCAAGAAAACCAGATCGCGCAACAGTATCTCCTTAATAGGGGTCTCAGTAGGGAAATAATAGACTTTTTCGATATAGGTTATGCCCCCAAATCTGGAGGGCTCAAGCAACACCTTATATCTCAAGGTGTATCAGAAGAAACTATGTTCGGCGCCGGCTTATTACGCAAAGCATATGACAATGAATGGGAAGACCAAGATTTCTTTAAGAATAGAATCGTCTTTCCAACCAAGTCTGGTCCGAACGTAGTATTCATTTCTGGGCGAGATTTAGGCAATAAGTCTTCAAGAAAGTATCTTAACGTACCTGGGCCTAATGATGCCCTTATAAACGAGGATATACTGTATAAGAAAATACCCTATGTTATCCTTACCGAAGGGTTCATCGATTGCTATACGCTTATACAGAATAAATTCCCTGCTATTGGCTTGGCCGGCTGCAATCGCAAGAAGAAATCATTAATGGACAAATTACTTAAAATCAAAAGGGTTTATATCATGTTTGATGTTGACCCTAATGGCGCTGGACTTAAGGGCGCTATGAATACAGCCTATCAGTTATGCAGAAAAGGGCACATGGATGTTCGCATAGCTAGTCTTCCAAACAATGGAATTGATAAAACAGATATCAATCAACTATATCTTGAAATGAAGACTGGATTTAAAGATATTATCGCAAACATACTAACACAAAGCACAAGGTCGTTTCATGAAACAGAAGATTATAATAAAATGGAAGCTGATGAACAGTTTAAACCGATCACATATAACGATATGAACGCACAGGACTCAATAGCAATATATGAAAAGTATTTAGATTTACAAGTAATAAGTGGCAAATATTTAAGGTGCTGCTGCCCATTTCATGGAGAAACACAACCATCATTTACCGTCTATATATCATCTGGTTTAGGAAGATGTTTTGGCTGCGGTCTTGAATTTGAAAATGGCAAAGACTTTGAAGAGGCACTAATGGCGAAAAGAATGTTAGAGAAGGTGCAGTACGCATGACATCAGATCATATCTTGCAGTTGTTTCAAGCGATTAACAAAGAGCTTCCACATTGTTTGGCATGTGGGGGAAGCCTAAGTTACAAAAACAAAGAGATATATCGTATGGTTGACAATGGACATTTCAAACGAAATATTTGCTTTGATAAGATAACTATATCTTGCGAGTGCGGATGGATATCAGAAGTCGCGATGCCTGATAAGCTGTTCTATGACCCAAATATTTTTGCTAAAGATGGAGTAATTAAATATAACGATGTGATTAACAATATGGATGAAAGCGCTTATATAGTTTTCTTTGCGCCACGCTGTAAATCACATCCTATGGAATGGGCGCTTAATCATAGACTAATTGAACAGATAACACAGGCATTGATAAACAATGGAGTTAAAGGAGAATTGGAATGCGAATCATCAAACAAACTAACGACCTCATCGAAATGTTTGGAAGAACCATTGACGGAACCGAAGAGACAATTAAAATGAGAAGATTTCAGCCAACACAGAGTTGGATAATTATTAGAAATAATGATATAGAAAATCATTTTGAATACAGGAATGATGCAATTGAATGGTTAGACTATAATATTTGGGCAAAGGAGTAAATATAATGGATATCAGAAAAAAAATAGATTGCCTTGGAACTAAATCAACAGAACACAACGATACTATCTGGGGTAACGAAATGATTCTCAAATTGACTGGTGAATCTAATATAGAAATCAAAATATTAGATAGCAAAGATGGACCTTTATCAATACAGAGCCATCCAAACAGTTGGGAGATATGGAAGATATTAGACATTGAACCTGGGGCATTTATAATAGGTGGATTAAAAGAAGAATATACCCGAACTACTAATGAGTTTTACGCTCATCAAAATAAAACTATTGTACCATTTTGCAATATTATCTTTCCTAAAGTTGGAGATACTTATTTAATCCCAAAAGGCTTAATTCATGCTTTAGGAAAGGGAATAGTAGCATTAGAAATTAAACCATCTGTTAATAATAAAACAATTCGCATATACGATTGGGATAGAGCTAGAGAACAACAATCTCTTAAACTTGGGATAAAATGGTATGATGTATGTAATCAAAATGAGAAGATAATTCAGTTAAATTAACGAAACTTTTCTACATTAATTTCAAAATCATCAGTAGTTCTGTTAAATTTAACATGTATTAGCTTCTGGCCATTTGATAGCGGTTTAAAATATGCCTTCGCGGCGTATCCGCAATCAGATGCCAGAGCAGACCAACCGCAAACATAATATTGTATTTTTTGAACTAATTGATATTTTTTATTTAAATAATATATTGGCATTTCAGAATCAGCAACATCATGAGTATGACCAGAGATGATTAAATCCGCGCCTGGACTACGGAAATGCATCGCCTGTAAGCGATTTATTTTGCTGCCCGCCGTCCCGCCGCCCCCCGCGCCATGCCCAGCATAGCCCTCCATCACATTACCATGTTTACATTGCAGTGCGAAATGATACTCTGGGCCATAGTAATCTACGCCAACATCGCCACAGAGAACTTCCATTAAGTCAAGCGTAGTAGCCTTCTCAACGCGGTTCGAATGATTGCCAGATAACATAAATAAAGTCTTATCTTTAACGCGACTCAACAATCCTTTAACTATTTTATATTGGTCGCTCATCATATATTTTTGTTCATGAACAGAGCCTTTACTCCCATAGATCGCGCACTCAAGTAAATCGCCAAGGCCAATAAGATAATAGTTATTTTTACTTTCTACAAGTTTAATAAATCTTTGAATTAAATCTAATTTTGAAGCAGGAGAGCCAACATGCCAATCTGAGCCAACAGCTATGGTAAATTCATTGGTGTTAAACTTAAACTTTCTGCCATCTTTTACAAACTTCATGCCCGTTTACGCCCCTTTTTTAATTTAATCTTAGCCTCTACATCTGCTGCTTTAATCAAGCAATCATCAATCATCATAGCATTTGTTTTCCTTTTACTTTTCTTTTCTGCCAATGCTTTTGATAATATATCATTTGATTGTTCTATTTTGGTTTCTATTATCGCATCAACAGTGCGAGATTGATCTTCCTGCTCTTTTTCAAACTTCTTTATTCTCTTTTCGATATCAGCGTCTGTGCTTAAGTAAAAATCTCTGGTATCGTCTGGCTCTAATCCTTGTTTGCAATATCTGCATATTCTTTCTTTATAATCTTCAAAAAAATATCTGTGTTGTTCGAATGATCTTCCGCATTTAAGACAGCTTAAGAATTTTGGGATAATTACATCTGTCATATGGTCGCCCCTTTACGGTTTATTTAGCCGATAACCCTATTGATTCTACTACCTTTTGATATATGTCAATTAATTCGTTTTTACTTCCCTTTTGAATAAATGATACTTGTCCTATAAACTCTGGTAATATATATTTCTGCCAATGTTTCATTGCTGAATATACAATGACAGGAACATCTTTCTTGATAAGTATCTTAATTAAATCATTGATATTGCCGCCCATTACACCGAAATCAATGTCTAATACTGCTATACCAACTATATGATGAAATCCTCCATTTAACCTTGTTATTACCGACATTGCACTGTTAATATTCTCAGATAATATAAAGTTATTTAAACCATGACTCTGCATAAACACAGACATCAGCGATAATACAGCAGGATTATCATCAGCGAACAATACATACTTACGCGATGAATCAATATTAACAAGTTGTTCTGCTAAATTACGATCTGCGTTATCGTTTAATGTTTGTATTAATCTCTTTGTTTCAGATGTCATGATGTCCTCCATTATTAATCTTTTAAACCACAGCGACTTGTTGCTTGTTTAATTTCTGCTACTGCTGTATTCATCGTTTTAAACTCTGATAAAGCCTGTAACATACTTTGATTATTCAACTGTATCGTGCTATTTAATGTGCTTATTGTTTGAGTAAGCGCCTGGATTGCAGTGTCGCTATTCTTTTCGTTATCAGAAATAATCTGTTCTAATTTAGTAACATGTTCAAAGTGTTTTTCTATGAATATTTTGAATACCTGAAATGCAGAATAAAGCAGATACATGATAAATACGAAACTTATCGCTGTTCCTGCCTTAGAGCCGTATTCAATAAATGGTGCAAACTGTTCTGGAGCCATTGCTAATTCCTTTACTTTAAATTCTGCGAAACCATTCTACTGCAATTCTAATTATAACATCATTTGGTGATTGAGTCAACTATGTTTGTCTGTTTTATTTGCACATTGTTCAAATGATATTTCTGCACATGGTCATTTCTAACATCATCAACTACAGATAACATCACTAAAAATATAACTACCATAGCAAACATACAGAGCATAAACTCCATGTATAACGAGTCTTTCTTAGGCTCTGAGACGGGAATATATTCGACTAATATTATATCAGGCTCTGGCTGTTTAATTTCTTCTGTTATGCTTTTTTGTTTATTTTTATTCTTCCAAAATTTCATTGAGGAAGTTTCATATCTGAATTTATCTAATAATTGACGCATTTTCATTTCTTCTTTTTCCCCTTTTCATCTCTAATTCGTTGTTTCTAAGATTTGATTTACTAAATTTTTATTGTTTGCCATAGATATAAATAAATTAGTTAGACCTCCAACAATGGCTTCTTCGTGTTCGAGCGGGAGCAATCCTTTGATTTGGTGTTCACACAATACTCCTCTCATCATCGCACTTGTTATAATAGAACAAACATCTTCTCTTTCACAATTCTTAGATATAGAAATTTCTTTTTTGATGAATCCGCATCTTGAAAAACTACTATAAATCTTGTTGTATCAAGAGCAACTGCATTACAATAACTCGTTGCCGCCGCATTGAACACATTCTCCGCGCCATTTGGGCTTATGTTGACCGATAACGCCTGATTGTAAGCCTTCATCGTGCCGCTTTCGTTTATCAAAGACACGACCTGCCCCGCCGTAAGAGCCTCGCCTGCCGTTACCGTAATTGTCTGATTTACGCTTGCCGCCGGTATCGCCGCTATTGCATTTTCAACGGTAGAATTAACCTCTGCTTTGGTATAAACATCAGCACTCTTAGCATAACTTTCCCTAACTTGACCATCGCTTATCTTATTTTGTGCATATCCATTAGTATATATTCCCATAATTAATACACCAATGGTAAACAAATACACTATTGCCTTAGGCGGCTTCATCATAATTGCACACATCCTTTAAATAATCTCGATACAATATCCCGATCATTATTTCAATTAATTTAATCATTTATTTTCTTCCTTTTTCTTTTAATAACTCTATAGCCAATATATATTCCAGCATAAATCATTAGCCATGCTATCATGTGAGCGATCATAAAATAGAACATAGCATAATCATTAGTTTGTATATTAACGAACAATGGCATTATCTTAGCCACCATCATTGCTACAAAAGGAGGTAGTCCTATTTTGTCCATTAAGGTTTCAGGGAATGTTAAGATAAGATATGGCCATTTTAAGGTAGCGCACCAAGACATCGCTATATAATATTCGGCATAACCATGTCCTTTGTTGGATTTGCTATTTTGTATTTTCATTGTTATTCTCCTCTGTTCTCTTCTTCCATTCTCTTTCGAGTTTCCAATATTCATAACGCTCACATGCCATGAATGTTAATACGATAAAACAATCTAATCCGAATACGAGCGCCCATGTATTATATTCTAATGGAATGCCGATTAATCTTATAGCAACAATCACTGAGAATGAAAATCCAGAAAGCAATGTTATCAAACCAATAAAGGTCAGATAAGCAAGCCAATCTGGGAAAACAATACCATAACCGTGTCCTTTATTGTTGTTTGACTTTTGTATCTTCATAATGGCCTCACAGTAATTTATTCACTTCTTTTATAAATGGATTATTACTACCATCAATAAACGGGCATCCAGGCTTACCAAAATCTGTATGCGTGTTAATTATTTTAACAGGGTGCTTTGACTTAAGATATAGCACTAGCAATTTACCTGATATTTCCTGTTCTGGTGTAAAATGTTCTCTATTAGTGCTACCCGCAAATTCAACGCCTATGCTATTCTTATTTCCATTAGTGCCGGCATGATATGCCACTGCATCGTCAGGAACGAGTTGATGAATATCGCCATTAAAATTAACAAAATAATGAGCAGATGATTTGCCATGCTCTCTTGATGATGTAAACCAATTGCATATACTCGACAATGCCTTAACGTCGCCAAAATTATCAGGAACGCCCTGAGAATGGAATACTATCTTGTCTATATTAAGATTAGTTCCTCTTGCACGAGCATTGCCCGCTTTTATAACTTTATCTCCTAAATCTGATTTAATAACTAACTCCACTTTAGGTTTATCATCTATCTTTAACACAGGAGTCACCGCCTTTTTCAATGTAATCGTATCTATAACTATATCGTTATTGCAATGTGGACATTTCATAATGTGTCACCTATTATAACTTTATTTCTGCCATGTATCAATAACATCCCAATGCTTGTAATCACTCTTATACTCTGCCATTGATTCTGGCGTTAATGCGTTTACAAAGATATTTGATTGTATGTATTGTTTACCTCTATCAGATATTATCATAATGTAGTGCCAATTACCAATCTCGCCATTATATAAGAATATCTCTTCAACGCTATCAGCACACTTCTTATATCGAATAAATTCTGATATTAGCCGCATTGCATCGCTACAATTATACATTTTTCTGGCTAATACCTGTGATGGCCTTGCGAATGTATCTAAACGATGAATGGGCAATACATTCATACCGTCGGGTTTATACTTAAAGCCATATGTTTGTAGATATAAAGCTAATTCAAAATAGTTACTAAACTTATCGTAGAATGCTTTAACTTCTGCGTCTGTCCATTCAGGATAGATAAAATTCCAAAATGTATTAACTATCCAGAGCATTATCTTCTTAACCATTATCATCGTCCTTATTCTTGTATTCAAATTTAAATTCATGCTTAATTTGCGTTGTATCAACAGGATAAAGCATTGTCTGTCTGCCACTATCTCCTATTTCGACCTCAGCGCCGATATAAACTCCTGTACCGCTATGATAAAACTTACCAACTCGAACTGTTGCATTTTCTGCCTTATACACTGTTATAGATGGCGTTGCTATATAATTGCCCTTGCCATCAACCGTAGCTTTCTTACGAGCGATTGCTAACGCCTCTTTTAAGATAGCGTTAGCAGCCACTGTTAGATAATGATTATATAGTTCAAAGTGCCACCTTAGCGACTTTAAGTTTAATCTGATTTTCTATTTCAGCTTCAATATCATAGCCAGTTACTTTAGCTAAATCTTTAGTTGAATTAGTAACTTTAGGGATTGCTATTGTCATTGCCTCTGCTTTAAGTTCATCTAAATTAGTTATAACAATAGAACCATCGGATTTACGTTCAACCTTAGCCTTACCAGCAATACCAAGTAAATCATCTGTGCAAGTGTTAAGTATTACTGTAAGCTCAACAAGGCGCTTTGCAATGCGTTCATTCTTTATTTTTTTAGACTGCTCTGCTAAATACTCCCATAACGCATCAAACATCGAATCACCTTTACGCGATATAATAGGGATAACAACTTTAGCAAGCCATGATAATGCTAGTAAAGCAATCGACATAGCACCTTTAAGCAATGTATCTGTCCATGTAGCAGTTGTTGCTGTTACATCGGCCGATGCTACTGTAGCTGCAAATGCAATGCCCATAAAGATTAAAGTGAATAAGATCGATAAAGATATGATTTTTTTCATAAAGTTTCCTCCTAATATTTATACTGAATTTATAATAGCATTTATTTTATGGAATGTCAAATGGAGAACATGCCTGCCTATTATTAATTATTCAAAATATGCTCTGCCACATTTGCTAATATTAATGATAGTTTTTCCATGTGATTTCTCCTTTATTTATATGCCTATTTTATGCCGTAGAGAGTAAAAGTTCCGGTAAAATTAGCGCCTCCGTTAAAAATAGTTATTGATGATATGGCGTTAGTGCTTTTCCATACACCGCCGCCAGTTGTTGAATACCCGGCGCCCGTTCCAGAATCGACGCCAATGGCATTGAAAAGAACGCCGTGATATGTTGTCGTTATATTGCTGATTGTTATTTCAATTGCATTATATTCCCGCGAGTCTTTTCCTATTTTCATTTGAGCTTCATTTGTATTAATTGACGCCCCGACTGTGCTACCGCTTGTATAAACACCATTATTACTATAATTATTGCCCGTATCACCATTAAATCGCAAAAGCGTATCAGCATCACTACACCCAAAGAGTGCAACCACTTTATAACTGTTATAGTCCGTTGAAAACCCCGTGCTAAATGTTAAAGTCGAGGCGTCGTTGGTTCTGGTTATAGTTTCGATTTTTACTAAATCCTGGCTTGCCGCCGGAAAATCATAATATCCAGAAGTGCCGCCGCTATTCGTTCCATAGTATTTTGAATTGCCTATGGTGGCTGGATTGATTTTAGTTACTTGTGTTTCAAGCGTGTCAAAACGATTACTATGTGCTGATGAGCTTTCATTATGCACCAGCACTTCTTCCGAGGTTACCGCGTTTGCTTCAGCCTTAGTGTATCTATCATCTAAATCATCCTGTAAATATCCATCAGTAGTTAATACATTAGTCGATTGTATTACCGCCATCAAGGGCAATGTTTCATAATATGACACTCGTACATCACTTGTTTCATCAACGTCATATGTCATTGTCACTCTTAGCTTATCTGTGCCAGAATCATCCCATGTGCTAAGTGCATAGTGTGTAGTTTCATATTGCAATAAGCCGTTCTGTGTAACTCCAACAGTACCACTTATAATAATAGATGATGTAGCATCGTAATCAAATATTCTATAATATCCACTTGCAGCATCACCTTGAGACCTCGCAGTATATTCAAGATTTAAAACACATTCAACAGTAGCGCCAGAACTTGAACTTGATGCATAATATCCATATCCTGTTGCTGTTTTATATCCCCATGCTGTGCTATCATCGGGTAATGCCAATGGATTGATCTGGTCAAGGAGTATCTCCGCACTTAATCCACTTGCATAATCATAAAATGTATTTGGTTTAATTGCCGATCCTTTTATATAGGTTGGTTCTGCGTTAATAGGGCATATCATGCCGAATAATATACTAATTAAAAGAATATACCCTATTAAAAATTTAGTTATTGTCTTCATTTCAATACTCCTTTAAATTAATACGCTTCGGTTGTATAGCCATTCCATGGGTTAGTCCAACCAGATGCGCCAGCTGGATAATATATCTTAAAGGTCGCATCACAATCTACAAATACATCAGTTCCAAATGTTGTGGGGGCATCGCCAGCGAATGTAGCACTTGTTAAGAATGTATTATATGAAAATGCATAATCGCCAATTGTAGTAACGCTGGCTGGTATCTCTATATCACCTTGAAAATTACATGCACTAAACGCGCCTTGCTTTATTTCTACAAGTCCTTCATGTAAGGTCATATCTGTCAATGGAGTCTGATTGAATGCATACTCTCCGATTGTTATTACAGTTGCGGGTATTTCAATAAAAGTAAGAGCATAGCATGAATTTAATGCGAAATTGCCGATCGATGTTACCCCAGAATGTATAGTAAACGAATCAATTAAACTACCCTTTAGAGCATAATTGCCAATAGATTCAACTGTTGCAACCATGCCATAATTTGTTATCGCTGATGGCACCGCGTATAATATCGTTAAATCTTCACTTAATAAAGCATAGCCGTCATCTTCGTATACTGTATTAGCCTCTTCAACTGTTATTGTTTCTAATGATGAACATAAGTCAAATGCCTGTTCGTGTATATTTGTTACTGTCGAAGGAATATTAATTGTTGTAATTGGGGCAGTCCAAAATGCATTTGCGCCTATCGTAAGCAATCCCTCTGGAAGCGTTATAGAGCCAATATTTGGGTTCATAAACGCATAGGCATATATTTCAGTAACAAGCAAGTTTTCTACCGTTGTCGGCACAATAAGGCCAGTCCATATATCGCTTGAGCCAGTATAGCTCTCTATCCTTATATGAGTGCCAGAGTCTATGGGGGAGTAATTAAAGAAATTACATCTTAACGCAGACATCGCAACAGTTGATTCATTATCAATATCCGTAAGAAATTGCACTAATAAACCAAATGTTTCCTCATCAATATCGATAGAATAATCGAACCCTGGGCGCTGTAACACGCCATCAAGGAATATTTGGCATTCTCCAGTCTGCATTCCGCTTGTATATATGCTAACAAATGCGTCAGCGACTGAGCCTTTCTGATTAAGATATTCAGTAATATTTTGCATATTATCTATTGATAATAATGTTCCCTGAACAGTAGTTCCAGTTATCTTAATAAATGAAGAATCTACAATAACTTGTTCGTCAGGGATTGCAGCCAAGAGATTTGTTATTTCAGCACTTGTATAGTAATTAGTAACTAACAAACTTTCGATGCTATCAATGTCTAATTCTAATTGAGCATGCGTTTTCGTTCCTATGTTAGTTAGCAGCAAGTGATCGATAACACCCTGTGCAGGAGCTGCCCACATAAATCCATCATCGGTCCTAGTGATGACTTCTCCGGTGGAACCTCCCTCAAACACTACTTCAACGCTTGCTAATCTTAAATCAATATTATTTATTTTAGCTTCTGCACTATCTAATCTCAAATCAAGATTATTGATAGCAACTGCTATCGAGTCTAAATCAATATCATGCGCTAATAACATTACTGCAATCGTATCAACGGCAGTTTGAACAGTCGTTGCGCCAATGCTACTCGTATCTGTATAAACAGAAGATGATGCTGGCAAAGAATGTATTTTAGTTATCTGTGCATTGCTATCTGTTTTATGATTAATATAATCAATAATACCGCCAGCACTTTCATCAAAAGAGCCGGTTTCAGATATTCTATCATAGCAATCATAAAGTGTTATCGCGTTTGAACCGTTGATGCTTCTATAGGCATAGCCATTATAGGCTCCGCCTCTATCTACTATTGCCTCTGCGCCACAGCCCATTACTGATATTGATTTGCTATTATCAAAATAATAACCTACGCCAGCACCTTCAGCCGCGCAACCTTGCAGTGTGCAATATGTCATTGTTGTAAGTATAAAGCCTGTTTCAGTCGCGTTATTCGCATAGCAGTTTAAGAATGAAGTTGATGTTCCGCTCCATACGTTAAAAGCATCGCCAACGCACTTCCTTACTGTTACATTCTTAAAGTTATTCATAATCGGTGTGCTTATTGCGATACCACCATTAGATATATCACTTATGAACAAATCCCTAAATGAATGATATGGGTTGTTTGAATTGCTTGATAAGCTAAAATATAAACCACCAACACCAAAAGAAGAGTCTTGCCCTTCTGCAGTTAAGTTCATATTTTCAACGCTTATGCCAACGCAATCTATAAATCTGAAGTGATGACCGTTAAAGCCGGTTGCATATATATTAGTACCTAAGTAAGTTGTATTTTTGCCATGGCCAACGCCACGAAGCGTAATTCCATGTTTGCTTGTAAGCGTTATCTGTGATGCTATTCTATAATATCCAGCAGGGAATAACACAACGCCACCAGATGTTAGTGAATTGATAGCGTTATTAATTGCAGTAGCATCATTCACTATGCCATCGCCAACTGCGCCAAATTCCATTACGTTAACATACGCCTGAGTTATATCAGTATGTATTTCTGCACTATCTGCTTTGAGATTTATAAGCGTTTCATGTGTGTCTAAATTGGCCTTATTTGCCTCTGTAAGAATAGATATTGTGTCAAGGTTATCATTTATTAAACTTATCTCAGCCGTTATATCTGCTAATTCTAATTCAATCGTATCGAGATTATTAACAATACGATCTTCTAAAGTGCCAAGATTGTTTTGAATCGCCAATATTTCAGCAGTTATTAATGCAATCTCATTAGTTGTCCATGCCATATTAGCATTAACTAAATCTTCAAGAGTGCTTAAGTTACCCTGTATCGCTAATATTTCAGAAGTGATATTTGCTATTTCTAATTCTTGCGTTGAATCGTTAAGAATAAGATCATCTAAAGCAGATTCTATTGTATCAAGATTGTTCTGTATTAATTCTATTTCAGCGGTTACTAAGCCTATCTCAACAGTGTTTGAGCCGATATTAGAATATAATGCATTAATATCGCTCTGCACATTGCCATTGGTAGTTTTAATCGCAGTGCCTGGATGAGCATACTGCGCTTCTGCTATATTTATATTGATAAGTAAAGCAATAATTATAATCAAACTAAATAATATCTTTTTCATATTAATGTGACGCTCCTTCGCGTTTGAATTCTATTAACATTACGCCACTATTGGCTCCAGTTATATTTATATTAAACTCATTGCTTCCCGCTACAAAACTATCGACTGTTGTAGATATACTATCAGGGTTTGTTTCAAAAGTAAAGCCTTCATAATAACTTGGCAATCTTCCTGAATAATGGCTAATCGTATATGAACGATTTAAAATATCCGCACTACCAGAATTTGTAATTGATAATGCCAATGTATATACGGCTCCAAGTAAGCCAGAATATGTATAAGCGAAGGGGTCTGATGTAATAGGAACTTGTATTTGTGTGGGATTAATGCCAAGATAAGCTGTTTCAATTGCAGTAATAGAATTACATAATAATTTATAATGTCCTGATGTGAAAGGCTGTCTTACATACGCGCCGGCGTAATGTTCTATTGCCGTTGAGTCGCCACGCCCTCTTATGCAACTTTGTAGTGTAATAACACCGCCAACATCAGCAATACTTTCGGCCCATATTATTTCTTCATCAATACTCATCCATGAAGGACACTCAACATCAGAAATAGTCTTACCCGTTGGCAAGACTATTCCGATAGATGTTGCGTCAATAGTTATATCGGCGGCAAGCGTTAACCCGCCATATTTATACGAGTTATTCTGCTTCGGAAATGTATCTATAGAAGCAGGAAACAACGCAGATATTAAATTAGGTTCTGCCATTTTCTTACCGCCTTTTAATCATCTTATTTTTGCGTCAGACTTGTTTTTACATCATCTGGCAATGCTTCAAAATCTCTCGCTCTTTCGATATCTTTAATAACGAAATCAAGCGCTTGTTTTGCTTTCATTAAATCAGCAGCGCCAAGGATCGCAGGAGAGAGCATTTTGCCATTATCAAATTTAAATACAATAGCGCCTTTATCTGGTGCTTTGTTTTCTTCTAAAGTAATGCCATTAATAAATGATGCTGTCTCTTTGATTATTTCTTTGGCTTTCTCGATGTTATTCCCGTTCATTCAAATCACCACTCCTATAATTATGAATTAATTATTGCAGATTGTTCTGCTGCCATATCCGTCTGATTCTGCTTTAACGGCGCTATTAATGCCTCTAAAGATTTTTTGAAGTTGGTTTCTTTTGCTTGGCACTCTTTGCATACCTTAAAAGTGGCAAATTGCATGGGCATAGGTATAGGCAACGGAACATTGTTGCCGCCTATTTCAACTCTAATAGTATCAAAATTTTTAGGATTTTGGCGATATACTTCTGTTTGATTTACCGATTTGCATTCATCGCATTTATAAGTAACAATATCCATGTTATACTCCTTATAATATTATTATACTACTCATATTTTACTCTGTTTTTGTTAATGTGTCAACTTTATTTTTTAACTCTATTAGTATTTGTTTTAAATTATCGATTTCATTTTGTTGTTGTTTAATTATTTTGTCATGCTCTTGTGTTGCTAATATATTATAAACACAAAAACGATCATATTTAAGAGATTCTGGCTGCCCATATTTATTAAAATTAACAAGATCTGGGAATATAGGCAATATCCATTCTGATATAAAACCTATATCAAGATCGCCAGATTCTTTAAATCTAAATTTATATGGAACTAGTTGATTAAATTTATCCATTGAATAATCTTCAACGCTTGACAATATATCTTTATATCTAATCGAAGAAGACTGAGGTTTTACCCAACCGCTGCCATCGATTACTAAAACAGTTCCAGTTCCTGCTGCCGATAAATTGAGCATTTTAACTGTTCCGTTTGTCTCTAATGCTTGATATGTAGAGCCATTGCTAAAATAGCCACCAACAGAACTTCCATTATTGCCTACTCCCTTTACTCCTGCGCCAACGCCATATGTAGTATGCCCATAAACTCCTGCCATGTTGCCATCTGTAGAGGTAAATGTATAGCCATTTACTCCATATGAATATGATGAGCCTGTTATTGCATCTATAGTATAATTATTAGTGACACTTACGAGACTGCACGAGACTTGCCAAGAGACATATAAATTTGAATATATATTAACGCCAGTGTAATATCCTATTTTTAAAACGTCGTTCCATGCGCTTGAGTTATATGATTTAAATTGAAAACATATATTTCCAAAATTAACATTGCTTGGAGAGGCCGGATTATAATAATTTTCGTTAACAGAAATAATCCTAGAAATTTCTGTGCTTGTGTTGCTTGGTGCGCATGCATGCCAAAAACTAAGCGCAGTTCCTCCATAAATTCCATTTTGCCCATTATATGCAACAGTATTAACGAATTTAACTGTTCCATAACTTGTATAATTAGATGTGTGTGAGTGGTCAATACGCATCGCATAACCAGTCGTAGATGTAGCTCTAACACCAAAACCAGCATAAGAATATCCATAAACACCAGTAACAGAACTCGTACTGCCGCCTTCGCCTTTAACGCCAGCAGAATCTTCGTAAGGGTATGTTGAGCCATTGCCGCCAAATGATATGCCATGAATACCGTGAGTTGTTAGGCCAGAACTACCAGCATTTGCATATATGGCAGTAGCATATGTTGTTCTACATTCAAGCGCAATATCATAATAAGAAAATATCGCCGCCGCACACCCAGCACTGCCTACTGCTGGCGGGTTTACAATGTAGAGTCTTGTATTAACACCATCATAGCCAGAATAGCTTGTGATATCCCCGCTATAGCTGTCCATAAGTAAAAGTTTTTTTGCCCATACGCCATTGTTATAAACTCCATCTATTTGATATCTTGCAATTCTAAAATATTCTGTTAAATCTGCTGCCTTAATACTAAAGTATCGAGCAGCTTCAGCACCTGAATAATCCATTGTTAGAGCATAATTAGTTCCGCTTGATAAATGCCCAAGTGATATTGCTCCGCTTTCTATTTTAGTATTATAATAGCTGCCAGTTCTTCCAATTGACAATAAAGAGCTGGTTAATGTCATATTATATACATTTGCAGAAACATATCCCATTTCAAGAGTAGATGCGGTTAATCTTACCTCCGATACATCGTATGTTGCTCCACCAATATATACTCCGCCAGTCATCCATGAACCATATACATCTGCCGCTAATCTGCCAAATTGAGCGCGAACACTTGCCCCATAAGTTGTCCCAACGCCGAACTGAATATAATAATTATTATATTGCGACCAGCCCTTAGTTGTATCAACAGAAACTTTTTGTTTTATTTCTGCACCACCAGAGCCAGCAGATACTTGGCTGTCAGTAATTCCCATTGTTGCGCCAGAAGCCGTACCCGATAAATAATTTGTTGACAATCCGCCACTTGTAGAAAAGCTTCCATTTGCACCACTGATATATGATTGCCCTGCTGCCGCGTACAGTCCGCCAAGACTTATAGATGTGGCCGACCCAACGATTTGTATGGGCGCACTTGCGGGTGTAGCTCCGCCAATATATAAATTATCACTAAACCATGCTCCATAAACATCAGAAGTTCCATTATTGAACTTTCCAACAATAGCCTTGAGAACAGATGCGCCATATATTGTTAAACCATATTTATCAAGATAAACATAATTGCTAGCATCCGCTTTACTTCTAATTGACAACATATAGTCTAAATTAATTTCAGAGCCATAAAATATATTAGCAATGCTCGTTATAACAGGCTGAAATTCAACCAAATTAACCACAGTTGAATCAGGACTATAAAAATATATAGTAACTGATTTTGCTAATATCGCTTTGCCAGTAGAGAAGTTTTCATAATGAAGCAGGGCCATATCAGCAACACCAGAACCAGTTGTGCTATATTCAAAATATCTATCTGCATCTGGTTTCGTTGCTGATGTGACTATATCATCAGCATTATTGAATGTATGATCGCCAGAATTAAGGCACTGTAGCCATATATCTTGAGTTCCTGTGCTTGTTATTTCTTCGAGTTTAATTACAAATCTAACATTACTTGTTGTATGTTTAAATTTAAGTTTAATATCAGATATCCACTCAACCTTATTCAAATCTATCTTTACATAATTATTTGTAGTTGAAGCAATCGTAAATGTGACGAACTCATTATCAAGATAATTAGCGTCTAATATATGCTCAGTTGAACCAGTTTGAACTGCGCCAACATAAGGCGTTAAGGTTAAATCAGACGATAATTTAAACTTAAATATATTGTTGCCCATATCAACGGCAGTGACATTTTTAGGCACTACATTATTAGCAACAGAAGGAACGCTTCTTGCCCCCCAATAATCTGTTGCATCGACGCGAACCCATAGTTTCAATGCAGTATTAGCCGTAAATAAATCCATTTCAGTGGCCGATAGTGATATATTTATTTTAGTAGTGAATGTTTCATATAGTTTAGGATTGTTAGGATCTGGGTTACTCCAACCTGGAAATTTCCAATCTCCGCTGCCAACAGCCGGTTCTGTTTCGGCAATAGCATATTGAATCCAGTATTTTTCTACCTCTTCTGCTCTTGGAGGAGTGCTTGTATCAAGCGTAACCGTATCCCAAAATGCTTCTGCTCCTCCTACCATTGAATTAAGTCTTAAATTAGCGGGAGCAGCAGGAGGGGTGTTAGTTATCGTTATTAAATATGGACTTGCTTGAACGGCGCCAGTCTCATCTAAGTAAGTATAGTTATCTGCTATATCATATGCGGCTAAGTATAACTGCACAGGAGAAGCCGTTGGTTTAAATATAAACGGATTAGAATCTAAGGTATATTCTTTAGCAGTATTTAACGTAGCGCCAATAAATAACTTAAGGCCATCATATAGGTTTCTGCTTACTTTTGCCGGATTAATCCATGATAATTTTATATCTCTACCAAATGCCCATGTTAATCCTGTAGGCAAATCAGAAGTAGCCGGCCCAACTGTATCTTTCTTAAATCTAACTACTTGTTCAATGCTATTTTCTGCATTATCAAACGCTCTTATCTTAACTTCAAATTCTTTATATATACCGTCAACAGTATCAGCGCCAAGCATAGAATTAGTTATATTAATTGGCGATCCGGTTGCAACAGTCCAAGTTATTCCATTATTATAGTTGTATTCAACTCTATTGATGCCAGAGTTAGCATCTTTTTCATATGCTCTATAGTAAATATCAATGCCATCAGTTAATATCTTTTTGTTGATATAACCGTTCTTATTTATGGCGATTGTATTATCTTCTTTATACCATATCTTTTGTATATCAAGATTAGGAGTTGCCGTATCTATTTTAGAGTAACGAGAGGCCGTAGTTGCCACAAGACTTCCTTCTGTTCCATCAGGTCTATACTGAACAGCCTTGACTTGAAACAACACTTTATCAGATGGGAAAGAATACGCTTGTTTAAATCCAGCAGGGATGAGCATAGATACGTTTGTTGTTTCTTTATCGAATCTTGTTTCGGTAGCAAGAATATATGGCCCTCCGCTTGTAGAGATATACCATCTTATTCTGTCCACATATATGCCTTTAGTAAATTCATTTTGTATCGTAAATTGCATTGATCTGGTATTATAAACATCTATTAACTGACTATCATTAATCGGGGTTTCGCTAAAACTATTAAGTTCAGCAGGGAGAGACCGTATTACGGTTGCGCCAGTAATACTTGCTTGAGGTAATATGGCCAAAGTTGACGCAGGGGCATTGCTAAATATTTGAGAGGTAACGCCAGGGACATCATGGAAATCGACAGCAACAACCATAAAATAATATTGTGTAGCATAATTTAAAACAGTCCCTGCTGCGTCCTTTTCTATTACCGCTGAATTTGTCGGCCCCACCCATGCGCGATATGCTATATTAACTGTGGCTAAGTCGGCAGGATCAGTAGACATAAACAACCAAAATTCTTTAAATTGTCTTTGTAAATCAGCAGTCCCATAACTCATTGTCCAATTAAGACGCATCACTTTGCCATCGAGCTTAGCAGAGCTATAAGTTGGAGAACCAACTACTGTAGGCGCGGGAAGCTGTTGCAGAACTGATGTAGTCCCAACCGCTGATTCTTGCGAGTATACTATTTTAGATAAAGTAGTTGATGCGTATTTATAATCAACAAAAAAGTCACCAACGGCTCTTATTAAAAAGAAATAAGCAATGGGAGCCGCAGGGCTAGGGTCAATATCAGATGGCAACTGCCAAATATAACTTTGAGCATCTTTGCTAAGCCTTATTGTATCATTTAATCTTTCTGCGCTATCCCATATGGCCTTTCTATCTGTGATGTTTGTCGGAGTATTACCTATGATTAAAAGCAAAGCATCATATTGCGCTTGTGATATTTTTTTAATCTCGTATCCTGTTAAAAATGCATCTGTATTTTTTGTCCATTTGCAATCAATCTGATGCCTTATCGGGTCATATGTTGTGGTAAATCCTTGTACATCTGCTGGCTTAGGGTTAATTAATAAGGTTTCGCTTGCAACCCTTGCTCTTCTAACACCAGCATTTGTTGCATTGTAAACCGACCCTATTTCAATAGAATAATTATGTGTTGTCTCCCAAGCATCTATGTTGAGAAAATCCTTTGCGTCTTGTTCTTTAAAATCTTGTAATGTGATAGTATATGTTTTTATTGTATTAGCGAAATCTTTTTGGAATAATATCCTTTTTTCCCCATGGTTTTCTCTAAAGGCCAAATATGTTCCATGATAACCACCCGCGTATGTCCAATCAACTTGAACAGGGAAATTGCTTCCAGTCTGAGTTAGTGTAATTTCGCTACTGTCAACAATTAATGCCGCCAGCACCGGATAAGTCCAAGTGGCTGCCGATGAGTTTTCTGCTGTGCTATTATCATAGGCATAGATTTCGTAGCCATAGTATTTATTCGCCACTGTTCCGTCAATATATGACCATGAAACCATATCTGGAGAAGCCGATGCGTCTAAATCAGTTAATAAAGTTCTCGTGCCATCAACATATTGATCTGATGAACTGTTATATTCAGATCGATATATTTTAAATCCCTTTAATCCATTATTGCCATATCGTAACGGAACGCTCCAGTTTAATTGAAGCATATAATTAGTTGAATCGCTTATATTAACCGCATAGAAATTTTCTGGTTTTTCTGGAGCTATAAAATCACCAGCGATGAACTGTATTGACGTAGACCAATCAGACACATTCCCTGAATTTCTTTGTGCTCTGACTTGGACTTCATAAAAAGTTCCTCGTATTAAATTAAGCATCGGAATATAATAATATCCACTGGTTAGCGCAGTTCCTGCCAAAACATTAGGTTGTTTTGACCAAATAACTGTACTTTTCTCTTTATATTGTATTTCAAACATTCTAAAATCATCATCATCATGTTGTTTGATTTTTAGTATAGCGTTACAATTGTCTCCGTTTGAGGCGGTATCAATTGAAGAAGTAAGGACAACGATTTCATCTAAACCAGTGATAGGATCAACGCCAACGGGAGGAGTATATGGTGTTACGTTGTCTGATGTTGAAACGATTATAGGATCGCTCCATGTCTGCTGTCTATTCGCCATATTCTTAAGTAATATCTTATAGCGAACGACCTCATCTTTAGGAACATCTCTATCAATAAATTTATTTGTTATCTGTAAGTCAATGCTATCAATATGTTCATCATCTTCAAATGTGCCACTATTGTCTTTATCACGATATATATCAGCGATAACCTGGCCTGTTACATCATGGCCAAGTTTATCTTTGCCTGAGAATATGATCGTCATTTCAACTAATGGCTTGCCGGCTTCAAATCTCGTTACCCATTGAATTTGAGGCATAGCGGGCGGTATATTAGAATCAAACGAATTATTAAGCTGAGACACATATAATGGCTCAATGCCATCCTGCATTGTAGTAGCAACAGATTGAGTGTTAACGTCATTTACTTGTGTTTTCTGTTCTATCTGTCTATTAATTTGTTCAGGTAGATTTGTATAAAGATTTCTTGTTTCCATCTTAACCTCAATCTTTCAAATAAAATATTGCACTCGTTCTGGGACTACCAGCGGGATCAGTATATGTGGGAGGAACCGTTGCGCCAGTGCCAAACTCAACGCTATCAATGCCAAGGTATTCTTTAACAGGGTTATTGGTGCCTGGCGGCATTGCTACATATTCCAGCAAAGCGCTTGGAGCTTCTGTATCTAAACACCTTAATTCTACACCAACTGCCTGTATAATGTCAACATCTGATAAATCAACAGTTCTGCTAAGAACAACCGAGCAAGTCTTCCATAGGTCTCTTGTTTCGTCTATTGTTAGTTTAAAATACTTTATCTTGCACTCTCTTGTTTCCGTATTATCACGATATTCTATAAATAAGTATGGATTCCATATCTGATTAAGAGTTACGCCAGATATTTCTTTTCCCATACTTCCTTTCGTTGATAAAGTAAACATTCTAAAATAATAATTATCCACTTCTGTTGATATCTTTATTGTCTGTTCTAACGCATGTTTGAGCAACGCAGGCGCAGAAAGTTTTTTATCGTTTTTATCCCATGCTGTTACTTTATTACTCTTCCAAAATGCAAATTGAATATAGCCATCTGTACCCGTTTGACCACCAGTGGGCTGCTCTATATAGTTGACTTTAGTAATATTAGTTATAGTAGTGCCACCATTTCTAAACGGAGACCAAGGACCATTCTGCATGTTTTGGTTGGCGCTTATCGATGTATCGTTTGGCTCTCCCTTGCCTTGTCCTACAATGCTCCATTTATTTATTGTCCACATCGGGTTATTGGCGAAGAAATTGCCATATTCAATCTGAATCGGCTTCATTGAGCCATCAATCAAGTTGGTTGCAGCGCCGTCTACAATTACCTCAACGCCCTCGCCATAAATATCGAATACATTTAATATCGTCATTTTATAACCAGTGCCAGTTGCAGATGAGCCGGCAGTTACAGTCTTACCTTGACTATCAGTAAAGTCCCATTGTATGATTTGATTTAATCCTATCGGCACAACCCAACGCCTTGCAGTTTCAGTGTTAGTCGTTGTAGTATTCATCAAGTTAACATTGCCGCCATCTGCCGTTGATACATAAGCGTCAAAATAAACAGCGTCATTAATATCTTGATACGCGCCGGCATCAGTTTTAATCTGTATAGGAAGGCTTACTGGCTGATATGAAGATAAAAAGCTTGTAGGAGGAATGGGTGCTTTCCATTTAAGTTTATATGTATGACAATTAGTTTTAATAGCAATCGTCTTACGCTCTGTCGCTATTATACTTGCATTGCCAGAGAAGCCATTTAATACGGGTTTAATAATTAATGAAGCATCATATTGAGTTGCTGTCTTAATCCATCCCGCTGATGTTGCGTTTGCTACGTTACCGCTATCGGGATATCCTGCTTTTATATCTTGGTCAAACTGCCACCAGTAAAAGTTGTACTTAGCGTCTTCCCACCCTGTCGTAGCACCAATATGAAACATTCTGTTATACATATAATTGAAGCTATCATTCGGCATTAAATAGATTTTATTAACGCTTTCTGGCCATACCTTAGCGAAGTTAATTCCGCCATCCCAGCGAATGCCATTCTCTCTTTTATAAACGCCGGCATCTAATATTTTTTCTTCCATAACATAAGCAAGAGTATGTTTTCGGTGTAATACGCCCACAACGATCTGAACTTTTTGTTGTCTGGTTAATGCAAAGTTAAAAGTTAAATATTCATCGGGCGGTTGGAAAGCAGAACATACTTCATTAGCAGTTACAACGGCATCTATTAAATGCGCTGCGGCCAACGTGTAGTTCTTTGCGCGAGTTACTGTTAGATTACCACGCCACTTACCGCTACCACCATCATATGCAATTGTCGGCGTTCCTACAAGCATATATTCCGTATCAACTTGAATTAATTGCCCGCTTGAAATAACAAACTCTTCATCGCAATATACATCAATTGATGCTTGTATGGCCGTAGCCGCATACAACAATTTAATGGGCGTTCTATCCACATATACTGTTTCTGGAACAACTTCTAAATTACTACTCACTGCCTTCCTTGTTATAGAAAAGCCATATGCTTTATTAGCAAGGAATTGTGTGGCCGGCACTGGAGGCTTGATATAAGACTGCATGGGAGGCAAGGCAACAACTGTTAAAGTATCAGTTGAACTTATTCTGCTTATTTCTGTGCTAATGCCTGTTACCCATAAACGTGTATCATTAAATGCGCCAACCTCTGGGGCAGCTACAACGCCACAATCGCCTATTTCAATATAAGGGTTACTCAAACTGGATATCGAGAATTGTTTAATATTACGTCTATGCATTTCTAATTGTGTGAGTGATATCCAATCTGAGGTTGCTTTATCAGATATATTTTTCTTAACAACTATCGTTTCTTTTTTATGTCCAACAAAATTATATGCAGGATCGTATTCATAGCACTCAATCTCTGATATATACAAATCAGTGGCGCAATATAGTTCAATTGTACTTTGCGTATAAAGCGCCGGCAATTTAAACATAATTCCACCTGATGTTAAATCATTGGCAGTTATAGTATGTGATACAATAACAGTAGTCGCATTCTTTAAAGATACAATCGCGCCCAAAGGAGTTGTCTGTGGCTTTAAATAAACAAACATCAAATTAAGATTGCTCGTAAGCAGTTCTATGATTGCAGGGGCGCTTGTTTTTAATAACGCATATTTATCATATCTTCCGTCCATAAGCACATGTCCGGTTGAAAAGGTTATAGTGCCATCAGAACCGCCTTTAATGGCATTGTTGCCATTGTATATTGATGTAGTATCAATCGACCTTGATATGATAGGCTGTGGGCTTTCTGGAAGCCCTATGATGGTCATTTGATTTCTTACTTCGGCAGATGAATTAACGGCTGACGATACAATTGCGTTTAAAGTATTATCGCAAGTAAATGAAATGACCTCATCATTGTTATCCAAATAAAGAAGTCCATTGAAATAGGGTGCAGTCGCTGGCAGTGGTGCTGTCATTACAACACCATAGGTATCAGACGTAAATGCCGTATCAGCGCTTGTAGCCCTGTATATTTCTGCTTCATAATATTGATATTTCTTTAACGCAGGAATAGTAATAGGTGCGCCTACATTTGTCCATGTGCCACCATCTGATTTCTTTAATTGAATTGTTGCACTATCTGTATTTGACGTATTTGCTATAAATCTTACTCTTAAATTACGAATACTTGCAGCCGTTGGTATCGACCCAACAGTTAAGTCAAATGTATATCTGTTATTTGTTTGTGATTTAATGTCCCAGGCCGTCCATGACCATACATGGTTCTCGATTATTTCAGAGTCATTATCAGTTGTATTGACTGGAGCTAGCCAAGTGTATTGACGAACCGCTTTGATTGTAAGTACGCCCTGCTCATTAAAGAACACCTTAAAGCCAAAGCCTTCCGTCAATGTTAATATTGCATCCCATAATGATTGACCAAATTCTAACTTAAATTTAGCGTCATTAAGCATATCTTCGTCTATGCCGGCATATACTTTCTTTTCTATAACAGGAGCATAACCAGTTGTGCCATCGCCAGTATAAGAATCCCTGTCCATCTTCGGTGCGACGCCAGAGTTAGCCTGTAATAATCTTTCAAATATAGATTTAGATTGCATATACGGATATTTATCTGCTCTGCCAAGTCTAATTGTGGCATAGTCGTTATATGCTATTGAAAGCAGATTAAGAGGGAATTTAGATTTAATACACAAATCTCTTATAGCATAATCTAAGCGCCAGTTATCATATGCAGGAACATATTTATTTAATAAATTATCATTATAAACATCATCAGGCATTACTAAGTATTCATCGCCTAAATAGACTTTATTTGCAGGGGATATCGCATGTGTAGATACGCCAGATAATCTCTGAACAGTTAATTTAGCCTCAGCTATCGTAACATTCAGGACTAACATTACCTCAGAGTCTATTTTAATCTTAGAACCTACGCTAAATAAAGTAGCAGCGCTTACATAGATAAACTGATCTGTTGCGCTTATCGGCGCGGTTAGCGTTGCCGTTGAGTCAGTCCAGGGTAAATCTCTATATGAATTTATATCTGGATAATTATAATTAAGCACGTTCATAAACATAACAGAGAAGTCAACGCCATTGACTTCCATAATACCATCATCATTCGGAACTATGCTTTCTATAATACCAGTAAACCTTAACTTAACATGCTCTGCGTAAGGCGCAGTGAAATCACAATAGCCAGAATATGCTCTAATCAAAAAACCTTTTGATAGTTTAGAGCCGTCTGTGCCTGTATATATTCCAGTGTCATAATTATATTCAAGAGCGCCACCGACATTTCTAAATAATTCAATGGGAATAGATGCAGATATAGTTTTAGATTGGCCCTGCTGGAAGTTTAAATTAAGAGTAGAGCAATCAATACGATTCCATACGGCAGATGTGGGGTCAGCTTGCCATTCATATATGCTGCCTTCATAAATCTCTATGTAATATGCTGGCCTTGCTGTTTTAGCGTAGTTAGCATCATTAAGGGCTAAGACTGTATTTACTAAGGTTTTATCTTTAGTTTGCATTATGCTACCATCCTGAAAGAAATCATTATTGACCGTATTACTTCGCTATTATTTATCGTCTTTAAATTATTAATTGCTCGATTTGTGATCTGAATATTGAACTGTTGCCCTGCAATTCCATCAACAAGTATAATCGTTTTATGCATTGGAACTGCGGCTAAATCTTCATATAAAGCAGATGTAACTAAAGGCCAATACATCGTGTAGTTCGGATAAATCTCAATATGAGACAAGGAATCAGCGGTATTGCTATTCATTGGCACTTTGATGATATTATATTTCTTTCTCATAACCCCACCCGTGATTATATAATCAACCGTTTTAGGGCCATAAGCAAGCGTATATGTAGTTACACCGTCAATAAAACTCCAAGCCATAACCTATCCTTTAATCGTGGCAATTAACCACAAGAGTACATCTATATCCGCGTTTATCGCCCTTAAATACCATGCCTTCATGTAATTCAAATATGCAATCAGATACTTGACCAGAATAACTTGTCCATGTAGGCGATGGCGTTGCCGTTAAGTCTTCACCATACATTGTATCAAATTCAATTGTATCACCATCAAAACCAAGTGTTTCAAGTGTATTAAATGTAGCAGTATCTTCAATTAATAAATCCCACACCCATTGTTGTTCTCGATTGATAACACGAGAGCCATTATAATAAGCACCAGGAAACACGATAGCCTTGCCTCTTGAGGGTTTAAATTCACCATCTTGAGGCAAGGTCTCGTTTATATTTGATGGCCCTAAAGCCAGTTGTACATTATTAATTTGAAATTTAGCTCTCATACTCATATTATAACATATAGAAGAGAATTATCAAACATTATTTTTAACCCCAATTAGAGGTCGATGTCGCCATCTTTCCTAACGATGATTGATACGAATTACTAATAACTGCATTAACTTCTGCTGCAATTGATTTCGCATTACCGCCAGCAGCGTTTATTGTTATATTATTATTTATTGTAGTTCCGTTACGTTCTGCTTGAACTTTATTCACTTCAAAGGTTGATGGTGCGTTAAAGATCCCATCAGACAACTTCATCAAAGCGTTTGTGTTGCGATCAAGAGCGTCAACGTTACGGAACAGAGGGTACATCTCCCTCGCTGGCTGTACTGGCGGGGCTTCATCTCCATTCTTTTTTCTCCCCAGCAATCCGCCTAATGCGCCTAATATAGCACCAATCGGGCCACCAGTTAAGAAACCAGCAGCAGCGCCACCAAGCACACCAACTGTTCTATTACTCGTTGATGAACCAATAGCATATCCAAGCATCGCTGATGTTAAATATTGCGATGTGCCATATTTAGAAGCCGATGAAGCCGCTTTACTTGCATTTCCAAACCCTGCATTAGCTCCGATTTTACTACCGCTTAGTCCACCGCCAAGTGCAGAGCCACCGCCACCGAATTTAAAACCGCCACCAAGCATACTTAAAAGTCCTGCTCCACCACCAGCGCCACCCGCTGCGTTAATGTTATATTGAATCGAGCCATTCGATATACCAGGCATAATCATATCTGTAACACTCATCGCTCTTTTGCCAAGCCCTAAGCCACCCATTGCAAGAGCGCCTAGAGCAGAACGAGGGTCAGATAATGCAGGAGCATTGCTCTTCTTGCCGCCGCCGCCCATGCCGTCTATTCCACCGAATATCATACCGAACATATCGCCTAATCCGGTTTTATTGATAAGCATTTCAGCAAATTTATCTGCTAATTTCTTAAGAACGCTATCACCAATATTTTCAAGCACTTCTTTCCATTTATTAGTAGAATTATTTACCTCGTCCATTTTCTTACGAGCTTCTTCGATCTGGCGATTAACTTCATTCCACTTATCTCTCGATGAGTTAATAGCATCAATATTACCCGTTGATTCAGCTTGAGCAATACCATAAGCCGCTGTATTTGAGTCTTCTCCTAACTTGGAAAGCTCTTTTGCTATTTCAGCTAATTGTTTTTTGCGTTCATTTTTATTCTTCATGGATAAAGCGTCAAATATACCAGTTGAAAGCATACCTTGTATTTCTTGAACCTGTTGGTTAATTCTTGCTTTCTCTTTAAGCTCTATTTGCCTATCAATGAGGCCCGCTAACTTAGTTTCCTTATCAATCTTCAAATCAAGCATCTTAAGTTCTTCTGAGTCCATTACGAGGGCCATAGCTTCCATTTCGGATTTGCCAGTTAATATATATTTAACTTTGCCCTGTTCGATTGCGATTAATCTTTCTGCTTCAAGTTCTGCTATTTTAGCCTGGCTCTTCCATTCAAGATATGCTTTTTCTTCTTGTCTGCTTGGATTATTAAGAGCATTAAATTCCATATCGTATATCTCAGATTTAAGAGATAATTCTGTTCTTAGCCTTTCCATGCCAACACGATTATCGCTTTCAAATTGTTCAAATTGCGATATTTGTATTGCTTGTTCCCTGTACTTAGATTGTAAGTTTATCTTTTCTTGTAATACTGCTATCTCTTCTTTGAACTTCTTAACTTCATCAGGTTTAAGATTCTTCTCTTCAGCAGAAAGAGCAGCTTTTTTAGCTTGCATTTCAGATTCATATTTAGCAGTTTCAGCATCATATTTAAGCAAATATTTATCTGGCATTTTGCCTTCCCAATATGAAGACATCTGCTGTTGTTTTTGAAGGTCAGCTTCTGCTTTTTTGATACGCTCAAGTGCATTATAGTGAGCAGTTGATTCACGATCGCGTTTAGCAGCGCCACCGGATTTTTCATCAAAAACATTTCCGGCTCCCTCTGCTTGCGCTTTTTGCTTTATGAAATCGATATAACCAGTCTCGCCTGGGCCGGGAACATCTCCGCTTTTTACAGCATCTGCTATATCTTTTCTGTATGCAGACCCCAAGTCCTGTTTAAGTGCCTTCTTTTCATCTGCCGTTAACCCTTTCTCTCCTAACAGGCCCGTATATGTTTTAAGATTAGATTTTACCTTTTCCCATGGGGATTGTTTTTCTTTCTGTGTTGGCATTTCCCCAAAAATCATATTAGAAAGCCAACTAGGAAGATTGGACTTTAAAAATGTTTCAATGGCAACTTTAACTGTGAATTTAGTATTAGACAGGTCAAAAAGTCGATTAGACAAAGTATCCGCCAATTTAATACCGCCATCAAAAGTAGATGACAATGCTTGACTTAATTGATTTGTGACACGAGCAAATGCCGCAGTCTCAGTGCTATTATTTTCCAACAAGGTTCTATATTGCCTGAGTGATTCTAGCTCATTTTTAGCATCAGCCATATTTTTTGACGCCGCATCTTGTTTGTCCCCGTCAGACTTTAAAAAAGCTTGGTCTAGGTCATCTTGGGCTTTTAATATGTCTTCTTTTGCCTTTAAAATTTTTTCATTTGTAATAGCATATTTAGCTAAATAATCATCTTGAGACGATGATTTTCCCGTCATTCGTAACTGTCGTAATTTTGTTTCATTTTCCACCATCTGCACGGCATATACTAAATTCTTTTCACGCAATATAGCTTCAGCCTCAAGTTGTTCATTTTTATTTCTTGCTGAAGACTCTGGAGGAGATATTGATTGAATATTTGCGAATATTTTTTCTATTTCTTCTGGAGTTTGATTCTTGAGAGATGATAACATCTGAGGAGACAATGCAAGTATTTTATTGGCATTTTCCTTTTTAAAAATATTAGAAGTTTTAAGTAATAAATATGATTCTAATTTTTTATTAAGGTCATCAAGATATTTTTGAGAGCCTATTGCTGCGCCCTCTGACGCCATTATACTTTGTTCTGCATATTTAATTGACCTTTGTATTAAAAATATCTGAAGATCGGCCAATAACTCATTAGAAATGTTCGTTGCTTGTCCAGATTGTATATTAGAAATTAAATCTTGGTTTTCAAATCCCTTGAACCTATCAAGCGGCATGGCTTTTATTTCCCCTAAAAACTTCTGTCTATTTGAAGGAAGAAGTGTCTCTTGGAAAGTTAATAGAGCATCTGCCATTTTAGGAATTTCCGTAACATTGCGCCCAAGGGCTTCGTATAAGGGGTCCATTGTTGCCCTTAGGCCCTCTGCGGCCATCTTAGTTTGTGTTTCCCATCCCCTGTCGCCAATATTCTCTTCGCCAATTCTTTTAGCAAGAGTCGCCTTTTTTGCCATTGCCAGGTCTTCTTGGCTTTCTATCATTGGTATTATTTTACCAGATTCAGAAAATTTAGTTTTTAGTCCGGCTTTTTTCATACCTTCAAGACCAAGCTCTTTTGCGATATCTTCTGCAACCTTTTCTTTAGCAGCCTTATCGCTAACGTTTTTTATACTGTTCAATAAATCTAAAGTTTTGGACAATTTATCGTTATACTCTTTTTGTTTCTCTGACGATGATTCGGCCATAGATGATATCGCCATATATGCGCTAGTCGCTAATGCCGCAAGGGCTAAGAAAGGCTGAACGGCACCCATTATTCCCCAGAATGCTCTCATAGTATTTGTTGCCGTCATTCCTGAAGTATACATTGCTATTATTGCTCTCTTGGCTAAAGTTATATTTCTTGCAAAGGCTGCCCATGCAGTTGTATTCCCAACCGCTATGTTCAAGTTTCCAATGCCATGTTTGGCAGTTAGAGTTGTGGCCACAAATGAAACCATTCCAACTACGGCATTAGCAATATTTAACTTAAACATTCTTAACATAGCAACAATAGCAGAAAATCCATAAAAGCCTGTTAGCGCCCCAACGACACCCTTCGAGAAGCTAGGCATCATACTCGCGAGAGAAGAGAATATATTCATTAATCCGGTCGCGGCACCAACTAAAGGCAAAATAACAGCCGTAGATAATTCATATAAGATTGTACTTGCCCTTTGAAATGATTTGCTAAATTTCTCCATTTCAGATGCATTTGCTTTTTGAGCATATCCTAAAGAATTAATTGACCCAGACGTTAATTCTGCTGCTCTACCCATATTTTCCATTAAAGCTATAAATGCATTAAGTTGTCTTGAGCCGGCCATCTGTTCGCCTATAAATTTCTTCTGAACATCAGTTAAGATAGACCATTTCTTCGCTACCGTTTCTAATATCTGAGGAGCGCCCATTATATCGCCACTTATAGGAGATACAAATTGCTGTCCTTTAAACTCTTCCATACCTTGCAATAGATTAAGTGTTTTCATTCTTTGAGCGCGTTCAATAATAGTCTTTAACGATGTACCTATTACTTCACCGCTTAACTGTGTTTTTTCAGATACAGCAGCGATATAACCAAACAATTGGTCTAAGCTAACACCCATTGTTTTAGCCATAGAACCAGAGCGTTGCATTGCAGATATAAGCACTTCAGATGACGCAGATGATTTAGCCTGTACCAATGCCAACTTGTCTATTAATACAGTTGTATCACTAAATTGGCCCTTCCATACATTGGTAGCAGTAGTTAAATAGGTGACAGTAGTTGCAAAATCAGTTGATGCTACGTTAACGCCAAGCAATGCTGAACGAGTCATATCTATGATTTCATTTGCAGATTTACCTTGTTTGGCAAACTCAGCATATGAGCCTAACACTGTATCAATAGGAACACCAAACTCAGCGGCCATTCCATATGCGCTCTGTCTTAATCCACCAATATTAGAACCCTCAGGCAAGAACTTTTTAAGCTCTAACATTTGATCTTGCATTGCAACAGCTTGACGCATAGCTTCTGTAAATTGTTGTATAGTTGATGTAATCGCAAAGAATGATATATAATAACGGCCAAGGCGTAATACAGCATCGCCTTGCTTACGCATTATATCGTTAATCCATGTCATTTTATTGCCGTATTGATCTAAACGAGATGTGCCGCCTGATATTTTATTTAAATAAGCCGATGTAGCCTCTAATGTTTTTTGTTGTTCTGATAGACCGAGACCTAATACTTTTCCAGCAGACCCAAGCGCTCCAGCCGGCGCAGATGGGACTGCTTTCTCTATTAACGGCCTTACTTTATTCATAGCCTGTTTGACAGACATACCCATTTGCTCAACTAAGAACTTACCATATGCCTGTATATTAGGAACAACTTGACCGCCAGTGCCAAAGTTGCCATCAAGATAGCCCTTGGGAAGCATTGTGACTTGTTTGCTTGTGTATGTTTTAGGACCTTTAACTTTACGCATCCGAGCATCGGCTTTTGCGTCTGCTTCATCAGCTTTGCTTTGAGCTATGGTTTCGTTATAAATTCTATTAGCGCGTTGAGCCTCATATTCAGCAGTGTTTGTTGGCCGACCCGTTGCGTTATATTTTCCTTCGGTCGTAGTATCTTTGTCTCTTTTCTGTCTATTAATTGCGGCTTGTTTATTTTCTTTAACTTTGCTTTCAAGCCACTTATTATATTCAGAATTTACAGCAGCGTTTTGATTATCAATATCTTTTTCTATTTTCCGTTTAGTTGCATCATCGGCTATCCGTAAATCGGCCTGTTTCTTTTGATGTGCAACATATTGTTTATGAATATCTTTTTCCGCTTGAAATTTATCATTATCTATCTTATCTTGATTGCGTCTATATGCTTTATGGGCGGCAGTCTGATCTTTTATCCAATCATCATTTAGTTTTTTTTCTTTAATTTCATTTTCAATGGCTTCTTTCATTTGCATTAATGCAGCATTTTGGCCCACATCGGGCGAAGTATCTAAGTTAAACTTTTTAGTAAGAGATTTTATTATAGTCTGCTGTTGAGATGCCGACAAACTAACGCCATGTGCCGACGAAACTGCCCCCATTATATTGCGGGCATTTTCGACATTAAAATTTCCTGTCGATAATATTTCTCCAACTCTTTTCTGGACTCCCACTGCGTTTTTTACTTCAACTTCAACTGTCGCTTTAGTTTTTTTGCCAGCAACTTTATCCATTGATTTAGATACTTCGTCAACAGCATTTTTACTTCTAGTTGCTGATTGTTCAAGAGAAGAAAAGGTTTTGGACATAGCCTGGGGCAATGATTTAACGGCAGACTCAACTTGTTTAATAGCAGAAACCATATCACGGAATACACTCCCAGATAATTTCCCTTTACTAAACGTAGTATCAAAAACTTGATTAAGAGTTGTAGATTGTTTCTTAATTTGTCCGACCATATTAGCGAATGATTTTATTAAACCACTTTCATCTAATACGCCTTTTATTGCGACTCTTATTTGGTTTTCAGTAGCCATTATCTTCTCCCCTTTTCTTCTTCATCTCAAATCAAAATTTATCTTTAAATTCCTCTTGCTTCCGTTTCATTATAACATCATCCAAGTGTCTATCAAGTTCATAGTCACTATCAATGACCTCTGCACTTGGTTTTTCCTTTGGAGTCATGTCACGCAATTCATAATAGAATTTACACCAACTTAAGAATAGCGTTTTATTTAAATCCCAATCTGAGACGCACCCATCGAACATACTGCCTAAATCTTTACGACTTAGTTCGTACTTTCTTTGCCAGATATACTCGCGGGCAATTGCTCTAAAAAACGCTCACCAACTCCCATCCAGAAGGTAGTGCAATCTCTTACAAGATTAATTACGGCCTCGCCATTGGGATAACTCTCTAATTCACTTTCATCTTTAAATAAAGACTGAGTCATATTAACGTCTTTAAACGCACACATAACTACCTGTTTAACGATCTGTTCATTCTCTATTATCTTTTCGATAGTATGAGTGAACATACTTTCTCTATCAGTGAATAATTTCATATAATTAAGCGTTGCTTTAGTGTAATGATTGTCTGCATCATCAAATGCAGGGTTATCTATTCTATCTTCGTATTTAAACGAATACCATTCTTTATACGCTTCCATGTATGTCTTCTGTGATTCAGTGAATATATTCTCATCGGCCTCTGTCCACATACCATTGGCTTCGAGTTCTTTACGCCATGCTCTCATCGTAGGAAACTGTTTCTCTCTTATCATCTTGAGATATTTGAGTGAGTATTCTTTGTCTAAAACATTCTTTTCCTTTAAGCGAGGAAACCTTACATAAATAGTTACACCGTCAAAAGTAATCTCTTTTGCTCCACTGAATAATATTGCCTTAGTGTCTGCTAACTGTTCCATGTCTTTCGCTTCTTGAGTAACGACTTTCAATTCTTCCATTTCATTTCACCCCTAAAATAATAATAGTGACAACAGATTTTACACTGCCGTCACTATCATTATATCGATTTAATT